ACACCAGCGGCAGCACCTGTAGCAGCGCCTACACCAGCGGCAGCACCTGTAGCAGCGCCTACACCAGCGGCAGCACCTGTAGCAGCGCCTACACCAGCGGCAGCACCTGTAAAAGTAATGACTGAAAAAGCAGGTGGTGCTACTTATGAACAGTTTATCGCGCAAGGTTGGAACGATGAACAACTGATCGCTAACGGTTATATGGTAATGACTACCCCGGCCCCGAATTTTCTCAACGGTAACGGTTACTGATAGTTACTGGAACTGGGACAACATACCGCTTTAAACAGACATGGGGTCATAGTGCCCCATTTACTTATCAGGGTTTTATTATGTCAGATGCTTACGTTCACGATATTGAAAACTATCCTAATGTTTTCCTGTTCGGTGCTATTCACGCGTTAACTGAAACGCTTTATATTTTTGAGATTTCACATCGTCGCGATGATCGTCAGGCTTTTTACCTGTTCACAGAATATTTGCGTGAACATCGTGATGAAGAAATTGGTTATAACAATCTGGGTTACGACTATCCTGTTCAGCATTCTATTTTGAACAACATCATACATATCACCAACGCAGACATTTATAAAAAAGGTGATTCAATAATTAACGCTGGTGATGAAAATCGTTTTGCTCATACGGTGTGGGAAAAAGACTGGATAGTCCCCCAGCTTGATTTGTATAAAATTCATCATTTCGACAATCAGGCAAAACGAACAAGTCTGAAAACACTTGAATTCAATATGAGAATGGAAAACATTGAAGACCTCCCGTTTACACCGGGGACTTATTTAACCGATTCTCAAATTGATACGCTTCGTCAATATCTGATACACGATTTGAAAGCAACTTTGATGCTTTATAAACACAGTAAAAAGCTGATAGATTTTCGTCGTGAACTTTCTGCTAAATACGGTCGTAATTTCATGAACCATAATGACACGAAAATCGGTAAAGACTATTTCATTATGGAACTTGAAAAATCAGGTATTCAATGTTTCGAACCGGGTAGCGGAAAACCACGACAGACGCACAGACCATCAATCGCATTGAACAGTGTGATTTTCCCTTATGTCCGTTTTGAACAGCCTGAATTTAATCGTGTTCTTAACTGGTTACGTCAGCAGGTCATCACTGAAACAAAAGGTGTATTTACAGATTTAAGCGCAGACATTAACGGGTTCTCGTTTGATTTTGGTACGGGTGGTATCCACGGGTCTATTGAGTCTCAAACTATCAGGTCCACTGAAAATTATGTGATCATCGATCTGGACGTTGCCAGTTTTTACCCGAACCTTGCGATCAGTAATGAACTTTATCCGGCACATCTGGGAAAACAATTTTGCACCATTTATAAAAATGTTTACGACATGCGTTCCAGTTACCCGAAAGGTACACCAGAAAATGCAATGTTAAAACTGGCGTTAAACGGTGTGTATGGTGACAGTAATAACGTATACAGTCCATTCTACGATCCTGCTTATACAATGGCTATTACGATTAATGGACAGTTACTTTTGTGCATGTTGGCTGAAGAACTTCTGAAAATCCCTGGTTTGTCCATGATCCAGGCTAACACAGATGGTCTTACGGTTTACGTACCACGAGTGTTTACCGGACAAGTAGAACAGGTTCGTCACGCGTGGGAAAAATTAACCAGACTCCAGCTTGAAGAAGCGATTTATGACGTGATGTTTATTCGCGATGTAAATAATTACATCGCTGTTTATGAAGGCGGTAAGAAAGTTAAACGTAAAGGCGCTTATTGTCACAGTGTTGATCTGGGTTGGCATCAAAACCACAGTATGCAGGTTGTTGCAAAAGCGGCTGAAGCAGCACTGGTACACAATAAAGACATTCATGATTTTATAACATCACACGAAGACATTCACGATTTCATGTTAGTGACGAAAGTACCGCGTAACAGCAAGTTATTATGGGGTGATAAACAGGTTCAGAACATTACCCGTTATTACGTCAGTACAGATGGTGCACCTTTGACAAAAGTCATGCCACCGCTGGCAAAATCACTGAAACTGAACCCTGATGCGCCTGAACGCCGCATGTCCGTGTGCAAAGGTTGGTTGACCACTGAGTGCAACGACATGAAACGTTTTAACCGGGCAACGCTAAATTATGATTTTTACATCAAAGAAGCTGAAAAACTCGTTGCACCACTTCGGTAAACCGTATGGAATTATTTAAAACTTATTGAGGCGATAACAATGCATACTTCACACAAATTTGTAACTGGTTCACCGATTGGTGTCTTTACTCCCGGTAAAATTTATAACCGTGTTGACGGGTTCACCCGTGACGGTCGTTCCCGTGGTTTTTATATTGATGACCGTGGTGAATTCCGTTTAACAGATGATGATATGTTCGAACCTGCAGAACAGATCCAACTGCGTTTACCACAGATGCCAATGTTTCCGGCCCGTCAGGAACGTCTTAAACTGGCTGCACGCTGGGGAACGTCTGAAATCAGTATCAGTAACTGGTACAAAGTTGATGACCTGATGAAACCGTGGCGCATCAGTGACGCTATCTGTGGTACTCGTGTTCTTACAGAACCTAATACAACGACGTTTAAACCCGGTGAACTGGCTGAACTGGCTAATTCCCGTGGTTATCTGCTGTCAGAATTATCCGTTCGTTGGGGGTGGCATTATGGATGTGAAACTTTACACACTATCAGCATGGATCCGCGTCGTGTTGCGCTTATCTGGGATATGTTAGAAGGAATGAATCGTCATGAATGATTACAGTAAGATGGATGATAGAGATATTGATCGCCTTGTTTTGAAAGTTATTTACGGTGTTCATGCTGACTATAAAGATATCCAAGGTTGTTGGTCACGGGGCGGTTTCAAATATACCACTAATCCGACTGACGCAATGCCGATTATTATTGAAAATAAAATTAGTATTGTTTCAACAGATTCATCGTGGATCGCTTTACCTGACAATGCTGCTATTGATGGAATTACTGGTGATGCGACAGAAATGATTTATACGGATGACTCATGTGTTATTCACGCTAACCCACTCCGTGCCGCAATGATTGTGTTCTTACAGATGCAGGAAAACAACCATGATTAAACTCTGTTACATTGCCGGGCCTTATCGTGCTGATTGTGCGCTTAAAACATCCCGTAACGTGTCGCGCGCTGAACAGGCAGGTAAACGACTTGCTTTACAACGTCCGGGGTGGTTCCCGGTTATCCCTCACAAGAACACCGAATTGTGGGACTTTGACGGCGGTTTACGCAATATACAACCCGAATACTACTTGTCAGGCACATTAGAAGTTATGCGCCGTTGTGATGCCGTTCTGGTACTTCCTGATTATCGTCGTTCGTCCGGGACTATTGCGGAAATTGCAGAAGCTGAACGTCTGGGTATTCCTGTGTATTACAGTGTGGAGAGTATCCCACATGGTTGATGTTAAGTTATTTAATCAAGATTGTTTGTTCATGATGAACTTCATTACTGAAAAATCTATTGATTTAATTCTTACAGATCCTCCGTATGGTACAACTGCTTGCAAATGGGATTCGATAATAGATTTAGATTTAATGTGGTCAAATTTAAATCGAATCATTACGGATAAAGGAGCGATCGTTCTTACGGCAACACAACCATTTGCAAGTATTTTAGTAAATTCAAACATCAAAATGTTTAAATACGATTGGGTGTGGAATAAATCAAAACGAACTGATTTTGTAAGAGCAAAACTAAAACCAATGGGTGGTCACGAAAGCGTTTTGGTTTTCAGTAAAGGTTCTGTTGCGAATGGTGCATCTTCAATGATGAACTATTACCCACAAGGTTTGAAACGTATTAATAAAGTAGCTAAAAACGGCGGCGGTGGTTCTGGTTTTTTGGGTCGTAATGGTGAAAATTTAGGACCAAATAACAAGCTACACAAACCTACGTATATTCAAGAATTTACAGGATACCCATGCACTCAATTGAATATTCAGAGTGAGAATAAAACAGTTCATCCCACGCAAAAACCTGTAGAGTTAATGGAATATCTTATTTTAACTTACACAAAAGAAGGTGATACGGTTTTAGATTTCACAATGGGTAGTGGAACAACAGGTGTTGCTGCCGTGAAAACTAATCGTAATTTTATCGGTATAGAGTTAGATAAAGAATATTTCGAAATTGCTAATAAACGTATTAATTTGGCATTGATGGGTATTTACTAACAAAGAGGATTGCTTATGTCCACAATCGTTGAATTCAACCCTATGGATCCTGCTAAACGCCCGACAGGACGCTTTGCAAGATTGCCACAAACACGCGAACAGTTTTTTCCATTGTTGAACATGCGAGGGATTAAAACAGACCCACACGGGTTGATAGGAACATCCTTGTTTATGTACCGGACTGAATATCCGGTTCCTGCATCGTGGATTGAAGTATCGGTTGAAGATTTACTTAAGACTGTCTACTAACGCATTATGCATAGTTGCACATTTGAAATAAATATCTAACCACTGGTCATTAACATCTGTTGAATCATTTCCTGTCAGACCGTTCAGCCGTGGAAGGTTTTCGGTCTGACACTTCTGAACTAATGCGGCCTGATAAACGGGCTTCTGCTTCGGTAACTCGTTCGTTGTACAGGCGTTGATATTCAGAAGTAAAACACTCATTACGAAAAACAGTATTAGTCTTTTCATGTCGTATTTCCACGATTTTAGTATTCTGTGACCAGCCAGCTAAACCACGAAGTACATCATCCGCCAGTTCCTGTTGTGCCTTTAACCGTTGTTGTTCCCGTTGTGCATCGTCTAAACGTTCCTGACGTTCTTCATTTACCCGTACTTTATATCCCGCGTGGTAACACGTATACGCACCTACGCTTAACACAAGAACGGTCGCAACAACGGTGATTAACACACTACGGGTTGTCATTTGGCGTACCTCGTTGTTTATCTACAGCGATTTTTTTAGCACCAACATACTGACCTATACAGAAACCGAAATAGGTTAACAACACTGTATCATCAAGTGTGCGGTCCACGGCCTGGTAAATCAGAATGCCTGTTACCACGAGGAAGCCTAAAGCCGCTTGTGCGCGGCTTAAAGAGATCCCCCCGGTTGTGTTACGTAATATACTGAATTTATCCATGATTGTTATCTCACGCGGGATATTTCGCATGTGGTAACTGGAAGTGTGGACCATCTTTCAGTGTTTTCCAGTCACCACCCCATTCAACAGGGATATTCAGTTCTTTTGCAGCCTGTTTAAATGCAGTGGCAATTTGTTCGTAATACTTCCACTCCCACGACCCGGCAGATGTAGGATAAGCAAATACATCCACGGCGTGACCCGAAATATGGCGACTGTTCATCGTCTGACTTTTACCTGCAGCAACCAGTTGTCGTTGTCGTTCAACAGTTCGTAAACCTTCTGTGATACCGAAATCAACGGGTGATAACTGAAGTGCCCGACGCACGATTTTCACAAGATCTGAATTAACCCCTTTCAGATTATTTTCACTTCTCTGACTGAATTTAAAGTTACTCATTGCTTACTCCCGGTTTTACGTTGTTCCGCTTTCAAACCTTCAATAACAACTTTCAGGTCATTTGTTGACTGTGTTAGCTCTTTAACACTGGTGAGGATTTCAGCGTTCTGTGTTGCCTGATATTCAATTTTGATATCATGGACATCTACACGGGATTCCACTCGTTTTGCCAGATTGAGCGCCTCGTGCGCATAGGTTTTTGCATCTGCAATATCTTTTTCATTAGAATTGATTTGGTTTTGAGTTACCCCGTAACCTACCAACCCCGTGGCAACAAATGCTATTATAGGCCAATACCTCAACACTGGGTTATCAGACATTGTTCTACACTCCTGGAGACTTAAAGATGGCTAACTGTAACGATTATATCAGTGCTGATGATTTGAAAACAGGCAAACAAGCGATTTTACATATTGAACACGTTGCGAAAAGTCGTGATGCTAACGGTAATCATGCGTTGGATGTTACCGATACGATCCGTGATCAATCAGTTACCAACAAGACGCTTGATGGTTTAGAAAACCTGTACAATCAGGCTATATCTCAGGTTGGCTATATCACAATGGATAGCTTCGAAGATGGCGCGACATTAACATTGCCTAACCAGGTGTTGCGATATAAGTCGACAGGAGAATATTACCGATGGGACGGTGAATTTCCTAAAACCGTTTCTTCTGGTTCAACACCTGAAACTGCTGGTGGCGTTGGTCTTGGCGCGTGGGTTAGTGTTGGTGACGCTTCATTAAGAAGCCAGCTTTCTGACCCTGATGGCGCAACAAAATATCCAGATTTGCAGATCGCAAGATGGAGAGACACATTCGACCCGCGCGGGTGGAATGCAAAAGGTGATGGGGTCACCGATGACACCTCAGCGCTTAATGGCGTATTAAACGCCGCACCAGTTGGTCAGAAAATTAATGGCAATGGGAAGACATATAAGGTCACATCCCTGCCTGACATTAGTAGATTCGTCAATACTCGTTTTGTATATGAACGTATTCCTGGTCAGCCTCTTTTTTATGCTTCTGAAGATTTTATCCAGGGAGAGTTATTTAAAATTACAGATACACCGTGGTACAACGCCTGGACGCAGGATAAAACGTTTGTATATGACAATGTCATCTATGCGCCTTTTATGGCTGGAGACCGCCATGGTGTAAATAACCTCCATGTTGCATGGGTTCGCTCAGGAGATGACGGGAAGACCTGGACAACGCCGGAATGGCTTACAGATTTACATGAAAACTATCCCACAGTTAACTATCACTGCATGAGTATGGGGGTTGTCAGAAATCGCCTTTTTGCTGTAATTGAGACGCGGACCGTGCGCGGAAATAAACTGCAGGTTGCAGAGTTGTGGGATCGCCCAATGAGTCGCAGCCTTCGCGTTTATGGTGGTATAACGAAAGCAGCAAATCAGCAAGTCGCTTATATTCGCATTACTGATCACGGATTATTTGCTGGTGATTTTGTCAACTTCTCAAACTCTGGTGTTACAGGTGTTACCGGGAATATGACGGTGACTACTGTTATTGATAAAAATACTTTTACAGTTACGACGCAAAATACCCAGGATGTGGATCAGAATAACGAGGGTAGATACTGGAGTTTTGGTACATCATTTCACTCGTCACCATGGAGAAAAACCAGTCTTGGAACTATTCCTTCTTTTGTTGACGGAAGCACTCCTGTTACTGAGATTCACAGTTTTGCGACGATTAGCGATAACAGTTTTGCTGTTGGCTACCATAATGGTGATATTGGTCCACGCGAGCTTGGGATACTCTATTTCTCTGATGCTTTCGGTTCTCCTGGTAGCTTTGTTCGCAGACGCATACCTGCAGAATATGAGGCGAATGCATCTGAGCCATGTGTAAAATATTATGATGGCATTCTGTATCTGACGACCAGGGGGACATTAAGTACTCAACCCGGTAGTTCATTGCACAGAAGCTCTGATTTAGGTACATCATGGAATTCTCTTCGCTTCCCAAATAATGTTCATCACTCAAACCTTCCTTTTGCCAAAGTTGGCGATGAGCTGATTATTTTTGGCAGTGAGCGCGCATTTGGTGAGTGGGAAGGAGGAGAACCTGATAACCGTTATGCAGGAAATTATCCAAGAACATTTATGACCAGAGTTAACGTCAATGAGTGGAGTCTGGATAATGTAGAGTGGGTTAATGTTACTGATCAGATTTATCAGGGCGGAATAGTTAACTCTGCGGTTGGTGTTGGTTCAGTTTGTATCAAAGACAACTGGCTGTACTACATTTTCGGTGGGGAAGACTTTCTAAACCCATGGAGCATAGGGGATAACAACAGAAAATATCCTTATGTTCACGATGGTCACCCGGCTGATTTGTATTGTTTCAGGGTGAAAATTAAACAGGAAGAATTTGTTTCAAGGGATTTTGTCTACGGAGCCACTCCTAACAGAACGCTTCCTACTTTTATGTCGACGTCCGGCGTGAGGACGGTTCCTGTACCCGTTGATTTCACAGATGATGTTTCCGTCCAGTCACTGACTGTCCATGCAGGTACATCAGGACAAGTTCGCGCGGAAGTCAAACTGGAGGGCAATTACGCCATTATTGCGAAGAAAGTACCGTCTGATGATGTTACCGCTCAGAGATTAATCGTTAGCGGCGGTGAAACAACGTCTTCAGCAAATGGCGCAATGATAACGTTGCATGGTTCCGGAAGCAGTACTCCACGTCGCGCGGTATATAACGCACTCGAACATCTTTTTGAGAACGGAGATGTTAAACCTTATCTTGATAATGTAAATGCTCTTGGTGGGCCTCGCAACCGTTTCACCACTGCATACCTCGGAAGCAGCCCTATTGTTACTTCTAACGGAGAGAAGAAAACGGAGCCGGTAGTTTTTGATGATGCTTTCCTGGATGCCTGGGGTGACGTTCACTACATCATGTACCAGTGGTTAGATGCTATTCAACTGAAAGGCAATGATGCTCGTATTCACTTCGGGGTTATTGCTCAGCAAATTCGTGATGTATTCATTGCACATGGTCTGATGGACGAAAACAGTACGTATTGTCGTTATGCCGTTCTGTGCTATGACAAGTATCCACGGGTGACCGATATGGTATTTTCGCACAATGAAATCGTTGAACACACTGACGATGAGGGTAATGTCACTACCACGGAAGAACCTGTATACACCGAGGTGGTTATTCACGAAGAGGGTGAGGAATGGGGTGTTCGGCCTGACGGAATTTTCTTTGCTGAAGCTGCTTATCAGCGAAGAAAACTGGAAAGAATCGAAGCCAGACTTTCTGCTCTTGAACAGAAGTAATAAACAAAACCCCGCTTCGGCGGGGTTGTTTTATCATCAGAACGGAATGTCGTCTGAAAAGTCCATCGGAGGCTCATTGCCTCCTTGTGGGCTTTGTTGTTTTTGTGGCTGCTGTTGCTGATTTGTTACCCATCCGCCTTGAGGTTGTTGGCCTGATTGCTGGCGCGGTTGCTGACCAGAATCATCACGTTTACCACCAAGCATCTGCATAACGCCACCCATCTGTGGAATGACAATCTCCGTAGTGTATCGGTCTACGCCGTTGCTGTCAGACCACTTACGAGTGCGCAGCTGTCCTTCGATATAAACCTGTGAACCTTTGCGAAGGTATTCTCCTGCAACTTCCGCAAGTTTCCCGAAGATGACTATGCGATGCCATTCAGTCTGTTCCTTCTTTTCTCCTGTCTGCTTATCTTTCCACTGCTCAGATGTTGCAACAAAAAACAAGCCAACGGCTTAGATAACTTGTTATAAATCATCCTGATAATAACGTGCATCGTAATTGATGCACGTTAAACCTACCTGATAGTTATTATCCCTTCCTGACGGTTCCATACTCTGAACAAGCATTGCTAATTTGCTACGCTCATCATCAGCACGGATCACATATGCTGTACGGTCACGCAACCATCCTGTATAAATTTCTTCAGATGGCTGGTAAGCCATTATCACGGAAAATTTATCATCCCCGGCAGTTACAGGAATGTTTTCAAGTGTTCCCAGTCGGTGTGTTAACGTTATGCTGTATGTATTACCCGTGGCGAACGTAACAGGATCGCTAAGAATAAGTGTTAAACCATCAACATCGACTACAATGCCTTCATGCTGTTTCATACGAGTGTTATCAATCATATCCACACGCATGCCTGGAGTAGCCTGTAACCCGATACTAAGCGCTGTACATTCGTGAGTAATACGTTGGTAACGCAACTTATTCATCTCACGATTAGCACGGATATTTGCAAGATATCGCGATTGACACGCAACAAGATCTATCTTATTAAGGTTTGTTTCTTCACCTTTGGTTACATACAAATATGATTTTTCATCGTGGTCGAAGTATTTAACCTGAACACCCGTATATTCTTTAGGTGGTGCAAAAGAACGTGTGCGTTTATCACTGTCAGGGATCTTAAACGCGTGACCAAACTGCATTGCTGACTGGTCCTGCGGTAATTCAGGCCAGAAATACAATACACTACCGATCTGATACGGTTTAACATTCACCGTGTTACAGATAGTGTCCAATCCTTCTTCGTACGTCGTACTGTTATTATCAAACGTATAGCCAACTTCAATTGCTCGTTGGTCACCAAAATATTCAAAAAGTTGTTCCTGAACAGCATATAAAGCATCGCGATCAATAGTGTCCAATGTGCGACGACCAAATAAAGGATCTGTGTGCATTGACATTACAACGTCTGCAAAATTACTACTTGCAACATCGTTATACACACGTGTTGCAATCATGTTTAATTTACGTTCTTTTTGTTTCAGTGCAGCGTTTGTTGCTTTCGTCACAGTATGGATCAATGTCACATCACCGTAGGAACGCGGGGAAACGTTCGTGATAGCGTATAAATCGCGCCACTTAATGTTATCAACAACAGACCCTTCGAAATCTTTGTCTGTATTTGACAGTCGTCTTACAGACACGTTAACAGGACCGTCAAAAGGGTTGTCCACAATTAACGAACTGCCTACAGCTTCTGTATAGCGACCACTGACAGACATAGAATGTGTCACATTTGTTTTCACACCGTTCGGGTCCGACAAAACTACCTGGAAGTTACAGGTAAACGGGTAAACATCACCGTCCGTTTTATACACGCCATTCTGTGCATAAAGGTTAATCATCAACTTATCCGCACTATCAATCAGATAAGGCCCGACAACATATGGCATGGTACTGTCAAGAGACGGTGAAAATTTGTATAAAAAATTTCCGCTTCCTTCAGTGGGTTCAAATTCCCAGTAACCGTCGTTTCGCAAGTAAGCCTGTGTATATGCAGCCTGACCACTTTCAGACAGAGCATCCCAACCATCACGACCATTAATATCAATGATTAACGTATTCTCACCTGCATAAATAACATCATATTCACCGGACAGGTCATTACGTACATACGTGTTTAACGGTAACGTATTAGGTGTAAAACTGTAAAATTGTGACAAACGAATTTTACTACCGATTGGTGCACGTTCTGACCAGTCAATCGTAGTGTTATCATCGCTGGAAATCGTAGTATCAATTTCACCTGTGCTGTAAATTTTAAAACTTGCTTTACTGATATCCGCATAGTTTGGTGGCTTGACTTCAGATCCGTCTGCTTCGTTCGATGACTTAGCAACCATGATCGGAAAAGTGTTAATATCAATTGCACCACCGATATTCATATACGGAGAACCATAACCAGGTGCATTACCTTTTTTATAAAAGTCTAATTTTTCACCGCTGATATTTACAGCAGGTGTAATACCATCACGAACGTCTTCGACTTCGTATTCACCAGCACCCAGACACAGAAACTGAACTTCGTATTCTATTCGGTCAATGAAGATTCGGTAGTCCATTAACAGGTCAGGATATGCCAGTACACGACCACGGATATCAGAAATACGTTCACCCGGTCGTGAAGCATTAGTACGCCCCTGAAGCGCGTTGTTAGACGACGCTGAACGTGAATTCTTAAGATTAGCCGACGCACTGGTGTTCGGCATAAACAATTTTAAAATGGGGTTTAGAATTGTGCTAATAACTTTCGTTATTGCACTAACCACTCCACCTTTTGGTAGTTCATAAATATGATAAACAGCGTCAGGATCAGTCAATACGCTGGGGTCAGTAACCCACTTTTGGGTAATGTTTTCGTCGTTTTTATAAATCAGTAACCCACGCGGACGAACTGTACCCACGGGCCAGCGTTTCAGCATCCATTCACCAAAGTCAACGTTATCAGCGTGTTCAACAGGGTTAGTGTGATAGATGACTTTAGACACTTTTCATTCTCCAGAACGTGATTTCTTTATGTGCTGTCTTGATTATACTTAAAGGTGATCTGATTGTCTGTCCTGGTGAATCACCAGGTGGCTGATAACAATGATGAACCATTCCACAATCCCACACGCCGACATGAAAACCGCCTGAATATCTGTTCTTCATCAGTACAAGCGCGCCTTGTTCCGGTGTGGTAATTGATGAAAAACGTTTTCGCATCCATCTGACAAACGCAATATCCCATTCATCACCTGAAACAGTTTTCAATACGTGTGGGTAATTGTGCACCTGATACCACTGACTGACCTCGTGTGTACAATTCCATTTATCAATATCGTAGCGATCACCGATCATGTTGCATACGCCAGCAATGTAGGAAAACGTTCGAACGTATATAATTCACCTGTCCCGGCGAAGTTTGTAATAGGTGGTGATGCTGTGAACGTACAACCCTGTGGTTCGGTAGTAATATCACCAGATTCCAGAAGATATGGCCCATCCTGAATATCAGACATGGAACCATCTTCACGATAAACAAACGTTCGTAACTCAACAGATGGTTTTTCATTACTGTCAAGCGGAATTAAGTCCAGATATACACCGACGACTTCATTCAGATCCTGAATGGTGAATGAATAATCCTGTGATAAATCGTTTTGTTTATTCGCCTTCTTGACGGACATAGGAACGTATTCGTACTCATATTCCTTACCGTCTTCATGTACAGCGATAAATCCCGGATAAACACTGGTTATGTATACCGGATTGGGCCATGAACTGTGATTCAGTTTCACACCGTCAACAACACCTTTACCAGTTGTTGCAACGGTTAATAATTCACGCAGTTCGTCTTTCATTCTGGTGTCCACGCGTTATTTAAGAGTAAGCCAGTATCAATAATTTCTTTAAGGTAACAAGCAGCATAATCACCCTGGCATTTAGTGATTAACAATCGTGATGCCATTGCACAACGGTCGATTACCGGAACAGCTTGTAACTGTAAATCGACAGATCCTTTCCATCCTACAACAGAGGATGAAGGGTTACTGACAATCTGAACAACGTGTTCCTGAATCAAACCGTTCACAAACAGTTGCATCACAAACCGCTTACTACCTTCAGCGATTTCCAGATTATAAAAATCGTCCCACCACTGAAGCATCGCCGGACTATATAACTGAATTGTACACGATACCTGAGCAGGTCCACCAAAGGCGCTACGACCTAACCGTGATAACGTCCCGGAAACATCAGATTTAGTTACACCCCACGGTGGGCTATAACTGTAATTATCACGCTCAGGTAACACCATTTTCGCGCCGTACTCAAGCCGTGGTAAATCATCTGTATTGCTCATTATATTTTCCTGTTCGCATCATAGTTAGACCTGAACGCTTTATTCGTCTGACTGTACGGGTCATTCCATTGTGCCGCTGATTGTCGTGGGAATTCTTCACCTATGATAAGCACTACGTCATCCCGTGTTAATCCTTGTTTCACCTGAACACGTTCGCCACCGTAGTTATGAACCTGAATATTAGGTGATGAACCACCTTCAGATCCGGGGGTGTATGTCCCACGATTCATTGCTTCCAGAGTGCTACGATAACGACTCGTAGCCTGTTTGGTACTGACAAATTCACCATTACTCAAACGTGCGTTTATACTGTCACTCTGACCTGTACCCGGACCTTTAACATAACCACCCGTTGCAAAACCTGTTGCAGCCACAGACTGAATGTTACCTAACACGCTTGTCCCGTATGATAAAGCCTGTGCAATGAACGGAATATTCGCCGGGAACGGCAACGTCATAGCCTGACTAACGGCTGTCCACAGGTTAATACTCGCCTGTGCGATACTAAAGGCTTTAGACAGTGCAAACATCGCTTTATATGCGTTTGATTGCTCACCTTTAGATTGTGCCAGACCAGCAGCCATTTGACCCAAAAAATCAGCACTGGATTGTAGCAACAAGCTGTAGTTAGCATTTGCAAGATTCATACGGGCTTGTTCCCCGGCCTGTTGAATCTGCGTTTTCATGTCCTGGTATTGTTGTTCGTTGATTAAATCTTGTTCACGGGCTTGTTGTATGACAGTAAGGCGTTGTGCTTCCTGCTGATTAACCTGATCAACCTGTGATTGATACGGGTTTAACTCACCCTGTACATCGGTTTGTACCTGTGAAACCTGACCAGCTAACTGTTGCGCCTGCTGTTGACGTTGCAATGCAGCTACATGTGCATCAACAGCGGCACGTTCAGCATCAGTCGCGTCTTTATTCAGTCGTGACTGTGCTTCCGCCTGTTGTGAAGCCAGCGTTAACTGTTGACGTACCTGATATTCTTTCTGATACGTTGCTGTAAGTTGTTCAACAGACGATCCTTGTGTTAAAGCAATCTGAACCTGTTCGCGTGCTAACTGAACATCATAATTACCAGCGTTGATTTTATCCTGAAGAGTTTTCAGGTATTTCTGGTTAGCAGCCTGATTACGTTCCAGTTCTTTCTGTGCACGTTTAGCCGCAGACGCTTCAGCACTCGCTGATTTCTTCTGGTTTTTTTGATTTTCTTTATATTCTGCCTGTTGTTTCAACAATGCAGCATAGTCTGCAATCTGTTCCTTAGTTGCTTTGTTACCCAGTTTCTGACTTGCTGCCAGTTCATAATTACCGTCAGCAAGCGCCTGGGTGTAAGTGATCTGTTCTTTCAGGTTTTTAATCTGTTTTTGTGCTTCCGCGTCTGATGCATTTGTCCCTTTTATAGAAATAGGTTTTGTAACATCACTGTTTTTTTTAGCTTGTTCGTATCCAGCAGCAGATGCTTTAACAAATCTATCAACCTGGTCATTGTACGCTTTTGCATTATTTACATCATCATTTGACCAGACCAGATCGGCAAGGGATGCCCCGATAGCACCTGGATGTAACTTAGATATTACGCCAGCTATTGACCACAATTTATCAGCAGTTGTTGTTGAATCATCGCCTAATTTATTGATGAAACCTGTAAGTGTATCAATGACGTTTACAGCAAGATTTGATGCTCCAGTCACGTCATTCATACTTGCAACAAACGTGGCTAACGATACAGATAACGAATTCGTAGCCTGATCTAAAGACCGTGGCAATTTGCTAAATTCTTCATCAACATTTTGCGTTTGACGAATGATAGCATTCAATGCTTGTTCCGCTGTGAGTTCACCATTCAGCATTTGCTGACGTAACTCACCCATTGAAACACCTAAACCAGCAGCCATCTGTCTTGCCAGTTCTGGCATCTGTTCAACAATGCTGTTAAATTCTTCCGCACGAACTACACCAGATGAAATTGACTGACCAAACTGACGTAATGCGTTAGACATTTCTTCAGCAGATGAACCACCAACACGACCTATTTTCTGAAGTGTTTCAGTTAATCGTAATATCTGATCGTTTGTTGCCCCGCTATCCTTTAATGACGATGATAAGGTTTCCCATAAACGTTCAGTATCAGCAAGACCACCACCTGTTTTAGAGGCAATATCCGCGAGTGTTTGAAATGTTTGTTCGGCTGATGATGTACTCCCGGTCAATCTTGCAATACGAGCTTCGAGTTGATTAGCTGCATCACCCGCAACAATAAACGCTTTTCCTAACTCAATAGCAGAAGACACCGCACCTATTGCCATAAAACCACGAACGGCGTTTGTTGCAAGATTTACGCCAGATGCCATCGACTTTAAAGATGATGTAGCGTTACCAGTATTTGACGCCATTACTTGTGCAGATTTTGCAGCTTGCTGTTCACTTTTTGATAAAGTGTTTGCAGCTTGTGCGGCAGATTTTGCAGAATTAGCTGTTTGGTCTAACTGGTTATTAAGACTGTTAAGATTTCTGTCAGCGTTACCAGTGTCTATTTTTATATCAATCGGATACTGTGCCATTGTGGTTAACCTTTTCACGAAGCATATACACAGTTTAACACGGGTCTAAAAAGCGACAAACGTTTAAAATAATTCTTGACGGATTACACAAGGACGTGTAACCTACAATCAACAAAACAACGGAGGGTTACAAAATGGCTACTTTCATCATTCTTTTCTTAATCGGTGCTGTATATCTGATCCCAGCACTCATCGCGATTAACGTTAAACATAAACAACAAACAGCAATTATTTTACTTAACATCTTTGCGGGTTGGACATTCGTCGGTTGGTTAGGTGCGTTAATCTGGTCTGTGTTAAAAAGCGACAAATAAGATGAGTAGGAAACGTTTAACCACAGAAGAGTTTATCACGCGTGCCCGTGAAGTTCATGGACACAAATACGATTACTCGCTAGTGGAGTATGTGAATTGGCGCACACCTGTGAAAATCATCTGTCCTATACATGGAGTGTTTGAACAAATTCCTAATAATCATTTAAAAGGACGCAAGTGTTTATTCTGTGCAGGAAATCAACAATCAAATACCAATGAATTTACCACAAGGGGGCGCGAAGTTCATGGGGGTAAGTATGGTTATTCGTTGGTGAAATATAAAGACTCTCGGGCCAAAGTGAAAATCATTTGTCCGATACACGGAATGTTTGAACAACGTCCATATAGTCACTTGCAGCAAAAAGCAGGTTGCCCACAATGTGCTTGGGAACAACTGTCTGAACAAAGACGTTTATCCGCCGAAGAATTTATTACCCGTGCTCGCGAAGTTCACGGGGACCGTTACGATTATTCGTTGGTGATGTATGTTAACAATTCCACCTCTGTAAAAATCATCTGTCCTGAGCATGGGATGTTTGAACAGGCTCCGAACAATCACACTTCAATGAAAACCGGTTGTCCTCGGTGTTCACAAACAGGTTTTAACCCGTCAGAACCCGGTACACTCTACGTGTTAGCTGACGATAAAAAGTGCCCTACTCTGCTTAAAGTCGGTATCACAAACGACTTAAAACGGCGACTACGACAACTACAACGCGAAACAACACACCCAGTGGTTAAACTCGTGTCGTACCCGTTTCCACACGGCGCTGATGCTTACAAACTGGAACAAGAGGTACACAAGGTCTTCCGTGAACTTAATGCGCGTCTCAAAGGCTTTGACGGTGCTACAGAGTGGTTTAAATACTCTCCTGCAATCCTCGACTACATAAATGAAAAAGCCCGGAACTAACCGGGCTTATGTTTATTTTTCTTCATCTCGACAACACGTGCAGACCGCAATGCTACCAATAATTTCCATAGGAACTGTACATCAACGTTGTACACCCGTGCGTAACGTTCACAGGCAACCCAATCACTATTTATCAAATCAAGATAAGCATACCAATAAAAAACAGCATCAGGTCGCAATTCAGGACGTTTCTGTACAACAACCGGAACAGATATACCACGTGCAGCCGCCCCTTGTGTAACCCAGTCCAGGTCGTCCCCGTCTGTCTTATCGTTCCACAAGAGGAAGTCGATCAGTTTTTTTCAATCTGTTTTTCCCATTCGTCCTGGAAGAATGCGGAATTAATTGCGAACTGAATAACACGGCTGTAGATCACCTGACCGAAACGTTCATCACTTAACAGTTCAATAGCTTCTTCAACACTGAATGGTTCCGGTTTGTCATCTTCACCAATCAGTTTCCAGTCCAGCATAAGAACGTTAGCCACGAACTTAACACCTTCTGGTGTATATTCCTGATTCCACAGTTTTTCAAAGAAGTTTTCAGACAACACACCGTTCTGTTTTACATAGTCCGCGACTGTTACGTTATATACCTGGTTAGCGGTGTTCAGGTTCAACACGGTGATACTGAAATTTTCATTTAAAATCAGTTCAGCAGAAGACTTCAGCACCAGTGGAGAAAGTGCTTTTTTCAGATGGTCAAACTTTGACATGGTTTTTACCTTTTATGTAGTAGACGATTAGATAATAATAGTTCTGTACAAATTACGCAACAAAAAAGCCCGGCGTTAACCGGGCAACCACTACCACCCACCATGTCATGCTGTAGGCAAGTACGGGAACAAGCTGAAACCAATCATAAAGCCAATCGATTCTTCTTCGTGAGCATTACCACTGACAGTAACTTTCACTTTTTCACCAGTTGCCAGGTTCTTAGAACCGTCGCCCAGCGTCATCGCAGGAATGTTAACCACGATTGCACCATCACCGTTTACCCCAGCAAGTTCGAAGTTGACTGTTGCGTTGTTACGGATCGCAGCCAGTACAGCACCGTCCGTCATCACCGTTTCAGTTTCCATCGTGATTTCCAGGTTGCCGATGTTAGTAAACGCAGCACCCATCACGCCCAGCACGTTTTCGCCTGACACGTTGTTGTTCACTGTGACAGTAACGTCTTTCAGGAACGTACTGAGACCACTATCATCAATCCCGGTCAGTCGTACACGGTTCAGGTTCGTTACGGTGTTGTACGCTTCGTTAGCCACGAATTCAATATACCCGGAACCTGGTAGCGCGGTTTCTGACGGTGCTGACAAGTCTTGTACTACAAACGTCAGATCCATTGTCATTTTTTCAGTCAACGGTGCGTTGATTGTCATCTGGTTTGCAGCTACAGCACGCGCGTATTCATAAATAACAGGTGTCGTGTTGTAACGTGCTTCCATTGTGTATTCAGTTTTCACGAACTCTGCAGAATCAACAGGAACGTTTCGAACAAAACTGGAAACAAATAAACGTACAGTTTTACCCGTACCTTCTTCAGTGGTGAATTCACTGTTAGCGAGAGTCAGAACATGATCACCAACCATAGTCACACGGGCCATTTTACTGGTTACGGACTGTGTTAGACCATCAATATAAATATACTGTCCCGGTACTAAACCCAATGTGGAAAAATCCAGGGTGGTAGACGTCAACTGACCATTACTGTTAACAGCGATGTCACCAGACGCTGCAGCATACCCCACGAGATATAAACGAGCTTCAGCAGGCGGTGACGCTTCAGCAGTAAGCCCTGACACGTTGATAGCAGTAGTGGTACTATCAGCGCCTACAGTTTTCAAACCGTTGTTTGCAGCCAGTGTAAAACCTGTCGCATAAACAAGAGCACCTTCAGGTAATGCCGCATCAAGAGTAGTAACGTTATAAGCATCAGCGCCAACACTGGTAACGTCAATATCAATTGCACCAGCACCGACCCATTTACTATAAAGGAATCCGTCACCCCAGTACCGGAATGTATCAAGTGTCAGGTCTGTCTGAAAACCCGGTGCAACTTCAACGTTAGTTACTGTGCCTTTACGTGCAGATCGGTCCGTACTGATCGGTGTACGCTGAGTCTTTGTAATATCAGCACTGTAAGAACTGATTTCATTCGGTTGTTGAACCGTCCAGGGTGTACCAGAAACAGGTTCACAGACTTTTGCTACACTGAGTCGTGTTGCGTTTACATCAGCAGCAGGTGTTTGCGAACATTTAAAAATTGATTCAGCCATTGTTCTAAGCCTCGTTTGATTGCAATCATTCGTAGTTTAATATATTTCTTCGTATTCGTAACTAAGTACGACGTTCGTTAAAAACCACGCGTTATCACGACCCTGATGACGAATATCAACACTCGTGTAAATTAACGGGCGGTCCTGCCAGACACCTTCAAATAATTTTGCAAGCCGATCCGCAATATCAATACTCAAAGTGTCCATACCATACTGAGCAGGTGTACGCACCTGTAAAAAAACGTTTCCTGTTCTTAAACGACGACGACAAACACCTTCCCCACCCAGCGTGGTTATTGTCCACGGACCGGGATTGTGTGTCAGAATCAGACCGGGTTTTTCTGTAGTGTCATCAGGGAGTTGACCAGAAGCAATTGTAAATCTGTCAGGCGTAATTTCCACGGGGAGATTCGCCAGAACGCGATTATAAACAATTCCTGAAACATCTGAGAGTGTCATCGCTGATTAAACCTCACCATTATTCCGGCTTTTAATATAGCACGTTCGACAAACCCGGAAGGTGTCTGTGTACTGCTACCACCATTGAGAACCCCAATGTAAGGAACGTTATTAGTAATGTGCAGTTCCTGACCATTAACTTTAATACTGCTAATAGTGACCGTATCCTGTTCGATACGCGCTTTACTGGCTTCAACATTACCTGTTGGTGTATCAGGACTATTAGCGGGTTGCCCCTGATCGAACCACCAGTTGTTGCTTGCCCAGCCACTCAATATTGGTGTACCATCAGGAGGCTCACTTATGAGTATGTTACGTAGTGTTAAAACATATCTAATGACTTGACGATCCGTAAAATCTTGTAAGTCGGCTTTTATGTCTTTAAACACTCCAGTAATACGATTTATATCATTGATTTTGCTAGTCATTGACAAACCTAAAGGTAGAAAAATGGGCGGTAAAAGACTAACCAAAGAACAACTAGAGCATAACATAAAAGATATTTGTCAATCAAAAAATTACAAATTTATAAAATGGAAAGACGGGTTTAAAAACAAAGAATCACGAATTATTTTATCTTGTGTTACACACGGGGAATGGGACACTAAATGTTATCATTTTTTGAATGGTTCTGGTTGTCCGATCTGTGGTGGAACACGAACCACAAAAGGGTTAAGAATTGCACAGATTAAAGACAGTTTAACAAATTCTAAATCAAAGTTTATTAAATTTAAAACTAATTTTCAAAATGGAAATTCTGTTTGTTTGCTGAGCTGTATTGATCATGGTGGATGGGAGACAACAGTCAATAGACTAATCTTTACATCTGTTGATTGCCCGTTGTGTATAACGAATAGACAGAAAACTAAACAAGAACGAGAAATTGAAATAACAAATAGATGTAAAGAAACAGGGTTGTTTTTTAATAAGATATTCGACGAACATCCGACATGGAAATCTAAAATATCATTAAAGTGTTCAACGCATGGTGATTTTGTTACAACAATTAATTCTTTTCTTAGTAAACAAAAAGGTTGTCCAAACTGTAGTAAAACAGGGTTTAAAGCTGGTAAGTATGCAACACTTTATGTCTTGCGGTCCACATGCGGTCGTTACGTTAAAATAGGTGTCAGTAATTGTGTAGAGCAAAGAATTAATACACTTCGTAGAAAAACACCATTTGATTTTCAAGTAATAGAAAAATTGAATGGACACGGGGCAACCATTCGTTCACTTGAAAAAGATTTTCATTCTCATTTTGAATCTGCAGGATTAACCGGGTTCGATGGTTGTACAGAGTGGTTAAAATGGAATCCAAATATAACCACTCTGATACGGATGTTATAGTTATACCGCTCCAACAGGATGAATAAATGCCATATCATCCCCTAACAATCGTGGGTTTTGACGATCAAGAAGGCGATATTCTTTACCACGTTCATCAACCACAACATCACCCCGATCAGGAACAAATCGTGGTTCAAAACTCTGACTATCCATAATTACCATCGTTGTGGTTATTCTGGTCATAGTAGTCGGATCCCACTTTTCTAATGGGTAAATATAACCACGACACGTATGCGATTCAGTAACGGTTGTACCCGGTAATGTAGGATTAGACGGGTTGGGAACTGTTATCACACGTTTTACCGTCAAATCCTCACCTACTTCAGCAAGTGCACGAGTAACACCTTTCAGGACACTTTGACGTTTGTCTGCCATCACCGTTCACCCTCGTTAAGTGCACGACCACCGCTTTCAAGTGTTACAGGTGGGTTGTCGAACTGACCACGTTGAATAGCAGGTTGCATACCAGCGCCAGTTAATGTAGCTCCACCAACACCCATAAAACTACCTAACAAACCGCCACCTGAATCAGCGCCAGTATTAATACGTAAAATAAAATCTTTTTTAAGTTTATTCCAGGCGTCTGCTGACTGACTACTGCTGAGTGAGATCGGACCTACTTTAATGTCAGTATCGTTGCTGGCAATAGACGCCATATAATCACAGAGAGCGACGCAAATACTGAGAGGATTTGTATAACCGTTGTCAATGTACCACTGAATTTGTTCATCAGTAACATCAGGGACACTGATCAAATAACGAATACCTTCAACTGTAATAGCCATGTGATCACCTGTGAGAAATGTTTTCGTTATATTAGCACGAAAAAAAGCCGTCTTAAACAGACGGCAAATGGCTCTGGGTGATAATGAGGGTTTTACATAACTGGTCATCCACACCTGACGTCCCAACATACCCCTATGCGTGACACGTGAATAACCAGTTATGTAAAACGACACGCAGTTCAGGATGTTTCACAACATGCTTTACCCACGATTTGCGGCTTTCCCGCCAGCAAGATAAGGATCACCTCCTTATCAGCGAGTGTTTGGGTTGTGGCGGTTGGAATCGAACCAACTCCCATCGGTGCGATGCCGATCGCAGTACGTGCAGCGGTCCGCTACATGACTAGTATTTTCACGGTCGCCTATCTGCTAGCTCGCCATTGAGCTTCACCACAACGGAAAGAGCACTGGAACTTGGGCTGAGTATTACCGCATGTCTTTCGACTTCGAACCAAGGCTGACATTACCCAATGCTCTTACCTGTTATGTGCCGGTTACGTTTATCCGGCGTCTTTCGACCGATTAAGTGATAGTGTCTGCTATGCAGTTCTGTCACTGACTTAACAATAGGTCAAGAATAGTTATATGTCAAGCCTTGTGATTCACACCATTCAGCAGCGGCACTTTTACTACTAAACGATTCTGAATTCATCGGCATACCCATAACATAAACATTATAGGTTTTTGGCGCATCACGTCGGATTTCAGCCGCAGTGGTTGATGCCGATTCTTCGGTTGCTACAGTCACTGGTTCTTCAACAGTCGCAGTAGCTGGTTCAATGTGGCGCATACGCACAAGGGCATTTAAAACAGCCGGGATAGCTTTTGATGTTGATACTTTATCGCCAGCGGACATCTGTTTACCGTTCCACAGCATCGGGCGGGTGAAAACATATTTCAGTGACGGATCATATGAATTACGCATGATTTTAACCTCATGAAAAAAAGGGGCAGCATAAGCCACCCCTTAATGATACCACAGTTGTTATTAAACCGCGTCGTAGAACAGAACGCCCAGGTCAGGTGCAACCATCTGAACATCAATGGCAAATTCCGCTTCAACGAAATTACCACGACGACCTTCAACACCCGGATAGGTGCGGATAGACGGACCGTTGTTAACACCCAGATCGATGAACTCGTTCCACACGAAGCCAGCAGCAGCAACAGGTTTCATGTTACCAACAGTCGGTTCAACATAGTTGAGCATCAGCACACCAGTTTTAGCAAACTGGAAGTCTGACAGTGGATTGCCGTCACCGTCTTCAACGCCATCAGCAGCCATGTTGACCACTGACTGCATGATTTCCAGTTCGTCAACTTCCAGCAGTGCGGCCAGTGCCTGTTTAGTCACGATGCCGGGGTTCTGAGTGGTAGAACCACCGTTAATACGGTCAATAACAGCCGGGCTACGGGTCAGTGCGTCATACACGTCCAGCGTCATCAGTGCTTTGTTCCAGCGACGACCACCGGATGCCAGAGAGAACGCAACACGACGTGACAGGATATCACCAATCGGATCGGCATTCGCATTAGACCATTTCAGGAATTGACCCGCGGACGGAGACGTGTCTTTGCCCTGGAAATCAAGACCCCATTTACCAGCAGTCAGGAATTTTTCAGCAAAATCCACTTCTTTGTTGATCAGCAACGCATCTGTGGTTACTGCTGACGCTTCCATATCCAGTTGCTGACCGTTCTGAACGTTTGCACGTTTTTTGTCAGAAATAAAGATACGGATCGCATCGTCATCAACGGTGTAACCCTGGTTTTTGGTTTTGTAACCAATAGTATTAGCAACACCATCTTCGGCACGTTTGGAGTTAACCGGACGACCGAAATAACCTTTCGGGTAAGTCAGGAATTTACCAGCAGCCTGGTTAACAGGAACTACCGGGAAATAACGAGTACCGACAAACAGTGACGTATCCTGCCAGTAACTTACAGAAAAGTTAGACAGGAATGTATCTGGTGCGCCAACGTCGCGAAAATTCTGTTTGTAACTCATCGGTTATGCTCCTTTAGAATACGGTGCAATAAGTAATGCGGTAACTACCTGGTTTTCTGCAGTGGCTGCAGTTTGAGAAATAGCCACGACCAGTTGTGTAGCAGTAGCGGTCTGGAATCGTCCGTCAGCACCAACAGCAAGCTCAACACCTGTGGCGAACGTTGCAGCAGCTTTTACTGGTACGAATTTTTCTTTTTCGTTTACCAGGTCGAAGAATACACCAGCAGTGGCATCATCAACAGCTACACCGTCGATACGACCGCCAGCCGTTGGGAGTTTGTATTTAGGTACACACTGGTTAGTGTCACCTAAACTGGTATCCAGAACAAGACCAACACCTGCCGAAATAGCCACGGATGCAACGGCACGGGTCGGGCGCTCATAGTTCCAGTAGATTTTGCTGTTCTTAGCCATTATTCGTCACCTCGCATCGCTTCGATTGCTTCCTGACCTTTTTTAGTTGCAGAAACTGCCTGCATAGCCTGGGTGCGTGTTTTACCCGGATTTGCTTTCAGCCATTCGTTGATCATGTCTTCCAGTGCACTGGAACCTTTACCACTGCCGTTCGGCGCGGCTGGCTCTTTACGTGCTTTCCAGAGTTCGTCGGCCTGTTTGAGTTTTTCAACCAGAAAGTTACGATCCGCTTCCGGTAAACGCTCAAGAGTCATGACCATCTGGGTTTTCTGTACCATTTCACCCGGAATGTGTGCGAAATCAGTGTTCACGGTTTTTTCAGCTTTCGCCAGTGCCGCTTCAGTCTGTGCTTTGCGAAGTTGTTCGTCCTGAGATTTCAGAACGTCGTACATCGGACCAGCTACAGATTTCTGAACAACCTGACCAGCAATCGTGGTAAATGATTCATCAGCCTGTTTAGCCATCGTCACGAGGGCGTCGCGAGCAGTCGCATCCATTTTACGGAATGCTTCCTGATCAGATTCAGGCAGAGAATTATGATACGCCTTATGGACGTCGTTCATCTCAGCCAGGGCTTTGTATTTTTCCAGTTCCAGTTCGGACATTTCGATTTCCTCTGCCGTTTTTAAAACTTGAGGTACTTCCTGGTCCGGGTGTAATTTTTTCCACGCGGATCGGACTTTGTTTTTCACACCTGCTAAATCGGCTTCAGGGATTTCAACTTTGTTACCGCGATAACCCGGACCTAATGCAGCAAGTGCAGCGCTTACAATACGCGCATCAGGTTCACCGCCAGGGGTAGCTGTTAAACGAAGTTTCCAGGTTGAAGGTTTTTCTGGATCTGGTACATATGCATAATCAGATGCCGGGAAAACTTCACCATCTTCAGTTTTGCCACCTTTCGCTTTATTCATCGAAATACCAGCGGCCTGTTGCAACATTATAATATATTCATTTACCGCGTCACGCAACGCTGCTTGTTTATCGGTAATAGAATCATCTTTTGCAATATCCTCTGCTGCTTCATAAAGCGCATCGTTCAACATCCACGAATTAGAGAGGAAATCACGAACTTTCTGTTCAAGTTCTTTTTCAGCCAGTGCTGCACTAAATGTTGACTTTAAAAGAACAACAGCAGGCGGTTCTGAATGTGATTTAAGAACAAGAGCATTTGCTCCCTCGTGAGCAGGTTTTGTCACGCCGGACAGAAAACCGATCTTCATCGATTTAGCGCGGCGTAAATGATTAGTACCATCTGTACGCATTATTCCACATCCTCATAATATGCAGTTCCACCGATACTATATCCCGTATATTCACCAGTCTGAAACTTTTTCAAAACTTCGTCATCAGTTATCAACGTACCAACAATGACGCCTGTCTGATCCAGTTTATCAACCAGTCCAAAACTTGCCGCAATGTCTTCAGTCATCGGAAACGCAAACACAACTTTCCCAACAGGTTGTTCATTGTGCATATTGTCCATGATGCGCTGATCAGAATTCATGAAATCCAACCATGCTTTCAGAGTGACATCCTCGGGAAATTGCTCGTTGTCCGTGTCTGTGTAAATTTCTAACTGACCTGTCTCCTGATTACGTTTTTTACAGATACTACCCCAACCGAATACCATACGTAGTGAGTTGTCAACCTTATTAACTTTTACGTTAATCACGGGGATTGTCCTCGTATTGTTTCAACATGACTAAATTCTAACATTTCGGATGAATAATTGCACTGGTGATACACGCTGTTTACAACGTTACCGAATATCTCAGAAAGATTCTTGATCGGTTCAACAGCAGTCGTTACTGGTTCAACAGCAGTCGTTACTGGTTCAACACCGTCCAGATGTTCAGCGACAACCTGGAAAAACACTGTGTTAGTTTCACAGTCAATAATAACCACTGTGCTGGAAATATCTTCAACAATGCTGAATGAGTAGTCGTAACGATCACCGTGAACTTTACGGGCGCGACGAATGAATTCGTCTGTAGCAACTCTGATGTTCGGATCCATACCTTCAACCCTTCTTGTTTTCTTGACCACAGGGTAGTTGTGTCGATGTAATCCGTCAAGAATTATTTTACGTATAGATTCATGAGAAGTATGCGACTCCCTATACCTTTTAAACCTCTTCTACTTACAACAACTTTTACTACTTATACCACTCTTCTATTTATTTATGTTTTCTATGTTATCTATAAAAATATAATAAAAAGAATAAGATAGAGAATAGTCGGTTAAAAAATAAACATGACGCGATCTATGAATCTATGATCTACTAATACACGTTCTGTATTAGCTGCAACTCAAAATCATGAAACCTATGTAAAACCATGTGTAGCTAATACAGAACGTGTATTAGCTGTATCTTTAAAATAATTCTTGACGGATTACAGATGGTAGGGTATCTTTATCACGGGAAGCAGCGATGGGTTGCTTATGAACGAGGGTGTGAAAATGGGAATGTATACCGAATTAGTGTTGAAGTGTCAGATTAAAGAAAATGTACCTGTGGATGTGAAAGCTGTTATTGCACATATGTTCTGTGGTGAAAAAGAACCAGAGAAACTACCACAACATAAGTTTTTCAGTCTCCCCAGATGGAATTTTATTGGTAGTTGTAGCAGTTTTTATCATCACCCGGAAGTAATAAATAGTTGTCCTAAATTTGATTTCACCGATACTCAATATATTTTTAGTCGTAGCGATATTAAAAATTATGATGGTGAGATTGAACAATTTATCGATTGGTTGAAACCGTATATTGATACTGAAGATGGTGCATGCATTGGTTGGACTTGGTATGAAAAAGACTTACAACCAACATTAATCATTAAATAACTCCGAGACACTAAAATGAAGAAACTGATTCTATGCGCATTACTGACAACAACCCTGACAGCCTGTGATAATGCTGCTGATGTTGCCAGTCGTAACGTTGCAACCGCTGCAGCTAACTTTGAAGTAAATCGTCGTATCGTTTTCTATAACGTTCGTAACGGTGAGTATCTTTTGTCTATCGAAGGTCGTTGTGCCCGTGAGAACACTAGCAAAGAGATCGAAATCACCTGTAAAACTGGTCCGAACGACGTTAAGAAACACTTTATGGGGTTAACCACGGAGGTAACTTATTTCATTGAACAAACAGACCCCCTCGCCAACAGATCAGTATCGTTATCGTGTTACTTTTAACCCGATGCAAATTCTCCCGGATCTAAACATCCGTCACCTTGGGGAATAACCTATGGGTAAAAAGAAACGGAAACAGCCTGTCAAGAAAGAACCATATAACCCACGACATGTTAATGAGTTATGGGCTAAAGACGTGGACGACTTTACTGAATCTGACTGGAGTAAAGTCACAAGGTTGATCGTTAAATTAAGACGATTATCGAGGTACGCGTAATGTGTGACTGTATGAAAAAAGTTGGTGACGAACTTCAAAAACGTCTGATGGTAAAAGTACCAGTAGGTTCGGAAGTCAGCACTAACCTGTTTGATAAAGTTGGCTGGGATAATCAGTGTTTCAGTCTGACGTCTGGTAAAACTCACGTTATGTTGAAATATCGTCTTGCATACCGCGCTAAAAAGAAAAACGGTGAACTGGCGAAGAACTTCACACGCCTGGAAACCAATATCAAAATGTCTTATTGTCCGTTCTGCGGGGAGAAACAGGAATGAATAAATTAACAGTAGAACAAGCGGTTGTGTTATCTGGTTTTACAGGGTTACTACATGGATCGTTCAACAAATTTCATGAGGGTTTGGAAAAACGAATGGGGCGTCCGGTATTTAGTCACGAATTGGGTAGTAAAGAGTTTACTGCAAAAGTCAAAGAACTTTACCGTGATGATTTCATGGCAATGCAGCCCGATAACGCCGAGGAATGATAATGGGAATGAAACAGATTTGGGATGGTAAAAACCTACCTCCAGTTGGTTGTGAAGTGTTGATCCATCTGGCAAGTATTAACAAGTGGGTGGTACGAACTGTTCAGGGTTATGAAATATGGCCTTCTGTTTATGAAAATGATACTGCACATCACAGGATAAACATAAAATTTGAAGATAATGTTCGTCTGTTATGTGATGTGCGACCTCTTGACTGGCGTGAACCTGATTAACCCAACGAACCAATATCTTGCTTGACCACTTAACCTCCTGTTGCTAATATTGAGTTAAACAACAGGAGGTTTTATTTTGACTAAACGAAAAACAGAACATGAAAGACTTTCAGAGATTTCAGAAATTTGCAAAGGTACTATTTATCATTTTGTCAGATTCTTAAATGGTTACAAGAATGCATCAAGTAGACTAATAATGCATTGTCAAAAACATGGTGAGTGGGAAACATCCTCTGATTTGATAGTGAATGGTAGAAATTTTTGTAAGAAATGTAGTAATGAGAACATAGCACTAAAAAATAGTATAGACCAAAAAGAATATGAAAAACGTATCACTAATATTTGTAACTCGCGAGGTTATAAATTTGTAAAATGGATTGAAAATTATCATGGTGTTCGCACAAAAGCATTAATAGAATGTACTAAACATGGTCAGTGGGTGTCTTCTGGCAACAACATTACTATAAATAAAAGTTTCTGTAAGAAATGTTATTTTGAAAATAAAAAGACACCATTACACATAAGAGAAAAAGAGATAAACGAAAAATGTTTGTCATTAAATTATGAATTTTTGGGTTGGGTCAACGGGTATGTTAATCAATACAGTAAGATAAAAATTAAATGTCAAAAACATGGTGAATTTATAACAACACCTACAACATTATTACATACTGGCAGACGTTGTGCAGGTTGCGCTACAACAGGTTTTAAAATCAAAAACAAAGCTAGCTTATATGTTTTAAGATCTCTATGTGGTAGTTATGTTAAAATAGGTATTAGCAACAATGTTGAAAATAGAATAAAAATATTGAAGAAAAGAACACCTTTCGAATTCAATGTTATTGAAATATATAATTCTGATGGTAAAACCATTCGTTCACTTGAAAAAGATTTTCATTCTCATTTTGAGTCAGCAGAGTTGACTGGGTTCGATGGTTGTACTGAGTGGTTAAAATGGAATCCAAATATAACCACTCTGATACGTATAATCACGGGATAACATTTATATCTTGAGGGAGAGAATAAGCAACCCTGCAACGGCAATTAATCACATTCGCTGCACTACCGTTAGGATCACGAGGAAACATAAGTGGTCCTAACGGCGTTGAAAACGGTCTGTCCATTGGTATCCAGCCATTCGTTTCACCTGTGGAAATATGCGCGTCACGTGTCCGACCATCCTTCCTGTACAACCAACGTTTTAATAACTCGTTACTGATTGACCCTGTAACCTGCCCTTGACGAATAGCCTGGTCCTGACCAACTGATACAGCACGAAGTGATTCAGTACGCGCTATTGTCTCTGTACGCTGTTTTACGTAACGCAAGCGTGTCTGTTCGATTATCTGGTCAATCTTCGCCTGTGATAGTTTCCCTGCACTTACAGCGTTCTTTGCACTGTCTGTAACTGTTGTCAGACTGTTCACATAACCTGCTTCACCTTTTTCCAGTGCTGATCGCAGACGTTGAACCGTCATTTCCTGCCGTGTGGTTAACCCTATTGACGATCGAAAATCACGAGCTATCTGACGCGGATTTCGTCCAGTTACCACACCCTGGTTAACAGCAATCTGAACAGCTTTGACTGTTTCATCACTGACTTCACGGATCAGTTGTCCGACATAGTTGTTGATGTATGTACTGACCTGTGGGGTTACCAGACTGAACACAACCGGACCTGTCACAGCCGCTTTCGGTAGAACCTGAACGACTACACGACCTGATTCAGCGATCGCATCTTCAATAACCGGGCGCAACTGTGCACTAAGTTCATCAGGAAGTGTTTCAAGAATGGGGAGTAACCCGGCAATACCTTGGGTTTCAATAATGTATTCCAGGTTGGCTAACGACTCACTACGACGCACGTTTTCCCACACAACGTCCAGTGCTTCACGAATGCGAGCATCATATTTGTCTGAAATATCCGGGTATGGGTCTTTAGTAGCCATAAAAAAGCCTCAGTTAACACACTGAGGCCGATTATACCACGTGTTACGGGCGTGGAAGATTACGTTTTTCAGTTCCCTGAATGCGGTTCTTAACTTCGCGGATCTGTTCTTCCAGAAACTGTAACGCTTTTTGTGCTCGTTCGTAGTCTATTTCAAGTTCACGTAATAATTTTTCATCTTTTGTCACGAGTATAACGTCCTTTAAAACCGGGTCTGACCATCAACTTACCATTCACCACTGCGTGAAATTCACCATTGGTGTCATCCATATATTTATAAACTGTCGCTTTGTTACACCCAATCCTCCTGGCAAGTTCTGTCACATTACCATAAACGGTGGGTAGTAATTCAGAAATAGTTTGAACCATTATAATAGTTCCCCTCTGTCACGTGCCACACGTTCGATTAACCGAATTGTGGCAGACCGTTTATCACCGTCATAAGGTTCTTCATAACGAAGATCGTCTGTGAAAACGATCTGTTCACGGTCACAGTGAATAACAATAATGTCGTATTTAACCAGAAGGTCGAATGCTTGTTCACCGTTCATCGTTAAGATATTCCTCTGCGTGTAATGCTGCGTAACTGATCAGATCTTCCAGACTGTCACGATGTGGTGTTTCAGTGTTGGAATAGAAACGAACCGCTTTTAACAACATCAGGAACAACCATCCTTCACCCGGTGTTAAGTCGCGCCCGGTAATTGTGTTAAACGCAGCAACGATTTTAGCTGACGAACGTTCCTGACCAGACGTGTCATACTGCTTACCACGTTCTGTCAGTAGCTGTTCAGCCTGTTTCAGTAAATCAGACGCTGTTGATGGTTGTTGAACAGGTGTGAATAGATGCGCCAGGTGTAAGTCTGCTAATGACTGTTGTTTATATTTTGTTATTTCATCATTGGTACGAATAGAATAACCATGCATGGCTAACTTGTCGTCATTAACACGAGTAACCATTACATCCCGTGGTGAACCTACAGGGCGTTTTTCAACGATTTCCCAGAAATTTTCACTTGCCATTATAAAGTCAGTACCTGTTTCAATTCTCATCATGCGTGCATCTGCACGGGGTTCTTCTGACCAGTGATAATCAACACTGAATTTATTAATTTTCGGTTTAACAACACATGTGGCCCAGTCAGGTGCTTTACTCCAGTTAATGTTACGCATCATTTATTCCTCATTGGTTAACGTTGACAGAAGTTTAAAATAATTCTTGACACATTGCAAGCGATCACACTAACATTTGTCACGAACGAAACACACTGAGGAATCAAACAATGACTAACCTGTATATCAAAAAAAAACTAACACCCCACGCTGAACTTCCGACACGGGCAACACCAGACAGCGCCGGATTAGACGTTCGTGCTTGTCTGTGGGAAGAATCGGTAACTATATTCACAGAATCAGGCGCTAAAGTGGAACGTCCAGTTGTTGCAGGAACAATAGCACTATGGCCTGGCGACCGCGCTATGATCCCCACTGGTCTGAAAATGTCAGTTGATAGCGGATATTGCATTAAATTCTATCCACGTTCCGGCATGAGTCTTAAACACGGTTTGTCACTGATCAACTGTGTGGGTATCGGTGATCGTGATTACAAAGAAGAATACTACGTTACGCTGACTAACCACGGGCAGAAATTACAGACTATCGCAGACGGTGAACGCGTTTGTCAGCTCATGGTTGAACGTGTCGAACCTGTTAATCTGGTTGAAGTGGAAGAATTACCAGATGTTGATAGTCAGCGTAATGGCGGGTTTGGATCAACAGGACGGGTATGATGAACAATCGTGATTTATTAGTCAACGCAGCACGGGCTGCTGAAATCCAGGGTAAATATTACGTCGCGTACGACGAACGTTACATAAACGAAGGTATTGATATAGGTAATGGTCGCCTGTGGAACCCTCTTACACGTAATGAGGATGCTTTCAGTCTGATGGTTAACATGTACATGGATCTGGATGTTCGTGACAACGAAGTGACGGTTAATAACCCTGACACCGGCGTTAATTATAAACAACCAGTTAGCCACGGAGAAGACCGTGAAAAAGCAACGCGTTTAGCGATCGTCAACTGTGCTGCAATTGTGGGGTCGTATTTATGAAAAGTTTTTGTGAAAAACACATGCGTGATAACAGTGGTCAAAAACATGGTATTTGTCCTGACTGTGTGAATGAAAAACAACAATGGGATGGTGAAGGTTTACCACCTGTCGGTACAGTATGCGAGTGGTTAGCAAGCGTTGATCACGATTGGGTAAAAGTAACGGTGTTAGGTCATCATGGTGATGATACATGGTTAAAACCTGACGACGGCACACAATCGTTTATTGTAGGTAACGCGGAAAACTTCAGACCTATTCCGAATGAACGTGAAAAGGCTATTGATGAAATTTTGCAAATCATCGATCACAATGGTGTAGGTCCTCTTAATTCTGCAAAACAAATTTATGATGCTGGTTACCGTAAATTGTCAGCAAGACCCGGTTTTGAATGGCGCTATGTTTGTAAATGTTGTGGTACTCGTGTTCAACCAGGTCAGGAACTTAATCATGGGTGCTAACTATGACGATATTTAAAAACGCAATGGGCGATACTGTCGCGTATCTGCCGAAAGTCATCATTGCAGATCCATCCTGTGTGGATTACCCACACAGCAAGCAATCTGAAGCGACCTACAACGACCTGTGCACCGATATCATACGTGGTTGTGACATCGGTATTGAACGACTTCAGAAACTTCGGGAGGAATACGAAAAACGGTCTGTACAGGCTGCAATGGGCTTACCGCCTGTCTACGATAATTTAAAATAATTCTTGACGGATTACACAAGGACGTGCAACCTACAAACATCAAAACAAAGGAGGACACAATCATGTTATTCGCTATTTTATGGGTTCTTTTCTCTCTGGTTGTCGCTGGTGTTGCCAAACAAACAGGTCGCAACCCTGGTGCATGGTTCTTTATCGCATTTCTCACAAGTCCTGTGATCGGTGGTCTGATTCTGCTAATCGCATATCTGTTTAACGGTAAGGTCGTAAGGGAACAACCGAAAGTGGTAACCACGGGGATGTTCAGCAATTACCTTGCAGCCTATAACTATGTCAATGAACATTACATTATTGATACTGACTACCGGGCAGAAGCAGCCAGTGACCTGTTTAAGTATGCTACCTGTCGCGAGGACTGTGATAAACTGATTGCGAAGTATGTTAACTGACAGGAGAAGACTTAAATGCGTTTTGAAATTCTTGAACTTGTTAAATATGACAAGACTGCTGCTGAAATTCTGGTTGATGCAGTTGCTGACAACGAAGTGAAATTTAAACTACTTAACAAGGTCTGGAAATACATTGTAACCACGACTATTGTTGAGCAAGCATCACAGTTTAAAGAAGTTGTTGCTGATATGTACGCGTTCACTGGCGATGATGAAGTCAAACTGCAATTGCTTGATAAAACGCTGGAACGTGCGATCAACAACAGTTATCCGTTACAGACTCGTATTCAGACTGCGGTTGATGAAGCGAGTAAATTACTGTCAATCGTGCAGCCTGAAACTAAGTAAAAATTAAGGGACCAGTAACGGTCCCTTTTTCATTTAGTCGTCAATAGACGGTAATCCGTCCCCGGCTTTATCAATCCCCGTAATAGGTAGACCCGCCTCTTTATATACGTATTCCTGAAGGTCTGGATCCGGGAATACAGGTGCGCCAGCTTGTGCAAGTCGTGCAAGTGCAGTGGTCAACGTTTCAATACTATCTTTACTGATTGACCCGGCGCGAATCGACGGGCGGTATTCATCGGGAAATGCGTTTAATGACCATAACTGCGGTATCAACTGACGATTAACACATTCTACAATGCTGTCAATACGTGATTGCATTGCGCGGATCCATAATTCAGTACGACTACCCAGGTTAGCATTATTCCCGGTATTACCACCCGTTCCGAAAAACATGAAATCTGCCAGTAACGCGCGGGCAATACTGGTATCCAGACGTTTAATCGTCCGATCAATATCCACGGAACTGGTCTGGTTAGGTGTAACGAATTCCAGTTTCACCTGTTGTTCACCACCATACGTGGTAACACCTGTTTCGTTATCGTAACCCGTGATATACGGTTTAGAATAAATCACCAGTCCTGATTGTTCATTGCGTTTGATATTAGCGACGATGTTTTCATAGTTATCAATCATCGCCTGTGCTGCCTGACGTTGTTGTTCAGGAACGTTGGGGTCATTAGCCGCTTTCTTAATATCTGCGTTAACAGTAATTACCGGGAACCCTGTACCACGTTCGGCAAGTATGGATTCGATTTCCATATTCACTTTTTTGTAGTACCACGGACGATAAGCTGTGCGCAGCAGTGATAAACCTTCCGGGTTACCTTTATTCGGACTTGAAATCAAATGAAGCGAACGGTCACGCGTGATTAACGTCGTTGTACCCTGGTTAGGTGAACATTGATAAATACCACGAACATAACCTGTCGGTTCTTCAATATCCCATCCAGCAAGCGTTTCAGGTGCTACAGGAACCAGACGGGCAATACCCACCGTGCCATCATCAAGATCTTTCACCCAAATGTCATACCAACCCCAGCCAAACACATCAACATCTGTCCATGTCTGAACGAACGCGGACCAGGTATCATCCGGGAGTGCACCACGAGGATCACCCATTTTATTTTCAATAGCGTCCTGTAACCATTCTGAATAACGAATAGCTTCTGGATCATCTTTGTCAGATGGGTCAAAAATCCACTGTACAGAACGATAAACGCTACTCATGGCAAACAGTACACCACCGATCGTTTCGTCGTTCTCAGCCATCTGACGAAGAATACGACGGCCTTGTTTACCGTTCAGTTTAGGAAGGAAATCGTCGTTTACCTGGTTGCCTGTTCGACTGTACCCGGCAACGGCTAGTTGTTCGAATTGTTGATCAGCCATGTTTTACAGGCTCCATACGGTTTACGGTTCTTAACGTATGTTATATCAGTGATGGTTTTTTTGCACGGTGTTAAAATAATTCTTGACGGATTGCAAACGTGCGATTATGTTTTAGTCATTAAATCAACAAAGGATGGTAACTATGAAACCGAATGAAAATATTACACAACTGGATATTGCTTTTGGACCTAAAAACATTGCTGAATTTCTCCCGGCGATGGGTAGTATTCCGAAAGAATTTTTTGAAAATTCTAACCCGTGGAATCAGTGGGTCAGCAAATGGTTTTTCAATGGTTTGAAAGAATACGCAGTTGCTGTTAACGGTGTGAACTTTAAACAGGCCCACGTACACATCAATGTAATTCTTGGTAGTTTCGAACCTAAACACGAACATAAAATTGCCGGGTGTGCGTATCTCGCGTCAATGTGGTTTGTACCGGAGACAGTTAAATGAATCCGAGAAATATTACCCGGTCACTGGTTGAAAATTCACGTGTCGATCACTTTGAACGTCGTAAAGTCGAAATTAAACGCTTAATTGCTGCTGGTCACACTAAAAAACGTGCACAACAAATTGCTAAAAGTAAGGGGTTTTGAATTATGAAAAGTACAATGAAACGTATGGTAAGAGCTTACGATAAAGAATTAAAAATATTTTTAGACCTTCGTAACAGTAAGAAAAAACGTCGTAAACAAGCGCGTGAATGTGCTAAAGAATGGCATGACGATAACACCTTAATCGAATGTCAGGAAGACGCTGATGAATTGGCCCGTGATAACATTTATTACTTAGTCAACTGAATAACAGGAGAATAATCATGAACCATGTAAACGCTATTCGTTGTAACGATGAATATCAGTGTTCACACTGTGGTAAATCGTGGGATATCCACGAAGAAGCGCCAGATTGTAAAATGACACTGGTTGAAATGGGTCTTTATAAAACTGTAATGTATTTTGGATTGTCAGTAACTATACCAGAAAACTATACAGTTATTACTACTGATGCTGATGGTGAAGTTTACGCGTGGGAACACGACCCATACATTAGCGGTAGCTCGTGGTATGATCCTGATATTCCGTTTATTCATATATGTAAAGTAAACCTACACGGGCTGAACTGGCGGGAGACTCTTAGAAAATGTTAATTGGTTATGTACTGGTACTTGTTCTGCATAGTGTGGCTATTGAACCTGTGACAGAACGCATTATGACGTTCGAACAGTGTCAGGGTGCGTTACAAGCTGAACAGGCTTACAACCCTGGTAAAATTTACGGGTGCGCTGAAGTTTATCGGGACTAATCATTATGGAATACATATACATTGCTTTTTCACTTCTGTTAATGATTGTTGTCGTTATTACAACTGAGAAAAAAGAACAAGGGGTGATAGGGTTAGCAGTTGCTCTGATTCGTGTTCTTTCAATCATGTTGTTGGTAACCAGTTTTTCAATTGCTTTTGACATCGTGGAATTACAAAGCGATTATTACGGTTTTGTGAAACTTCAACATCAGTTGACATACGCCGTCATATTCGGTTTAGGTTCTGTTAGCCTCGCTGTTCTTTCATCTTTCAGACATTGAAAAAAAGCCCCGGACAGTTCCGGGGCGAAGTCGATTAGTAAAACGTGAACGCGGAAAATTGTAGTGGTACGATTACAGGAGTAGTAAACCCTATGAAAACGGGCGGGGATAATCCCGCCACACTGTTTAAAAAATGTCACCGTATTCAGGAGTACCAACAGGGTTCACACCACCAGTAAATGGTTCTTCAACGAATTCAGTGCGTTTTGGTGATAGTGCAATAACCGCAGCATCGAAAAAGTTTGGTGACTTACTTCTGTTTGGTTTCTTGTCGATCACAATCTTCCCGGCACCGTTACTGGTATACGTTGGCTGACTTAACTCAGCTTCTAACCGTTGTGCATTTTCCAGTGATGGATCAATCAGAATGATTTCGTCCGGATCCTGTGGTTGACCTTCCACATACCATTTATAAATTCGCTGACAACGCAGGCGTAACGCCCACGATGCCTGTGCTTTATAATTTGAGAAATAATCTTTGTTTGATTTACGGTCTTTGTCACCAGGTTTCGTGCCACCGATAATATCACCACCCGGATCCACAACTTTTCCATTCGGTAACCACGGGCGCACACGGAAGCGTAAAGTATCTTTCCGGTCGTTTGCCGCTACTTTAACGCCTGTACCAACACCGTTAACTTCGTACCAGTATTCATCAACACCCAGCATATTAGCCATCGTCAACATTCCCGGTGCAGCCAGTTCAGCACCCCTGTGGTCAAGTTGCAGATGTGTCAGGAATACACCGTGAGCAATTACCAGTGCACTTGCGTCTTCACCACCGTCTGCGGCATCCTGTCCGGCGATACGTTGACCTGTTGGTGTAAGTAGTCCATTAACTTTGCGCCATTCTGTGTCACGGAAAGCGTCAAAAGCAGCACGTACCCATTCAGCTTTAATCAGTACACCCTGAACAGCAGCGGCATAATCGCGATCGACTTCCTGTGCGAAAATATGCTGCAAACCTTTTTCAGCGAACGATTGTTTTTCTCGTTTATACCATTCGTCGTCTTTAGCCGGGTGATCACGCCAGTCCAGAACCATGACACGCAATTTACCACGGGGTAATTTCTTACCTGGTTCCCATTCCAGACCAGCTTTACGATTACGATAAAAAACGTTACCAACACCGTTAACTGAACTGATGTCGATACGAACGTTGGTGTTAGCTGACAACGACGCTTCGATCAGTTCAGGACGATCTACGTGTGCTGCCTCGTCGAGAAAATAGACAGATTTACGACCACCACGACCGATGTTATCGCCAGCTTCACCAGTAATTGTTGCACCGTTTTCTGGGTTGATACATTTCATGTAAACCAGATGGTCTTTTTCACGCAGACCGATCGGGCGTAATTCCGGTGGTAATGCGCGGATAATCTGGCGAATCTTTTCAAAAATACTATCCGGGTCGCCCAGTTTATCAACAAGCTGTTCTTTACGTGATCCCCAGCCAACTGAAGAACCAGGACGATACAGCCACGCCCATACGGACAAACCACAGGCTACCCAGGTCGCGCCATAGTCTCGCGATTTTTCCCAAAGTCCTTTCTCTTTGTCTTCAAGCGCTTCGTAAACAAACTGAACCATGTCAATTTGACGTTCGAAAAGGCAGAAAGGCATGTTGGGTGGATATTCAGTACCAACGTTACGCGGGTCATAAGTAAACGCCCAGTCGAGAATGAATGCTACCGGGTTTGTTTCGTAATACTTTTTCAGCACCGGGACAATTGCCCGATCCGTGCGCATACGGTTTAACAGGTTAATGCGGTCAATGTAACACTGTTTATAATCCGGTCGTGGCTGACCTTTTCGCCAGATACGTTCGTCATTTGCGTAGGCATCCCGCCAACGCGGGTAATTATGAATATTTCCAGTAAACTTATTCATGATTATCGGTCCGTTTGTAACTGTTCTGTACAGTTTACCACGGGTGATTGGTGGTGACAGAGATTTAAAATAATTCTTGACGGATTACATAAGTGGTGTCAGAATCTGATTATCAATTGAACAGGAGTAACACAGGTATGAAAATTAAAGACCACAACGGATTATTTAAAGAAGTTCTTACCGTTCGTCTTGAACGTAATGCACAACCTGAATACGGGCAAAATGCCGTTTACTGTGTTCATTTTAAAGACACTACATTTTCATATTTTGAAGATGATGTAGACACTGTTGAAATTGGTGGCGATCTTTCAATATTCGTAAAACTTTATAATACTGAACTTATGACTTACATGCTTCAAACGGTCCTGAATACGTTCGGTCGCACTGATGGGGTGTATGTCACTACTCAGACAAAACAACGTGTAATTGAAAACATTCGTGAACTACTGGAGCGCGTCGAACATGGGTGATAAACCAACTCTGACACCGTGGCGGATCCGTCTGGAAGCTGATGACGTTGCGACGATTTACGCTTATCAGGATAAACCACGAAATTTAGCACTGGGGCAATACGCGCAATTATTCATGTTATCGTCCTGGCAGATTGTGCAACAAGCATTGGGGAAGATTAAAAGAGGTTGTTAGGTTATGTTTGATTACAGAAGTATGACCATATTTGAATGTTTAAATCTATTGGTAACAACCGACCGTCCTGTACTTTGCGACGCAGATTGGCAATGTGCGTATCTTGGTGAGCTTGAGGAAGAGGATTTTCAAAGAAAACAATACAGTTTGTTTTGCACCAGGTCACAAGGTTATCGCTATTCAGGCGGTAGTTTTAAGGTTTATAAATTATGATCAGTAATCTTTTATTCTACATGCTAATTTTTATTATTGGTGTATTAGCGAAATGACGACTTGGAACATTTGTCATAAATCCGGGCGCGTACTGTTCACCACAAATGATGAACAGACCGCTATGAATCGTGCTAAATATGGGTGGAGGGTTGAAAAAGTGGATGACCGTTACGAAATTGCAAAACAGCACGGAATGTCGATAGAGTTCATCGACTGTTCTGGGAGAACAAGAAAGCCAGTTTAGGTAGTGCCTGGTTTATCACCATGAGCGCAATGTGGGAAGGGTGGAAAGTCAGTCGGGAACAGTTGGTAATTGAATTACCAAAGCATGCTGGCATTTGTATTAAATCACCCGCAACACCTGTAGACGGATATGAAGCTGGTGTGCGCGATGTTGCTAACGTTCTGACCAATGCCGGATTAACTGTTAAATTATCGTAAATCCTATACCATCTTCGCCAGTTCCACACTACCCTGAAACTATCAAACAGGAGTGTGGAACATGTTCAGATACGTTTTAAAATTACTCGCCATTATTGCAACATGGCTGATCATACAGTCCGGGTATGACCTGCGTGTTCGTAACCAATGCTCAGACTATCAACGAATTACACGAACTGCGACAATCTACAGTCACGGTATTTGCTATGCTGCAGACAGTGACGGACAATTTAAAATAATTCTTGACGGTTTACACATCATCAGATAGACTTCAGTTTGTGTAAAACAACTGGAGTCTATCACCATGTTTAAAACTGGTCAACACGTGGAAATCACCAGCCCACGACTGTTAGAAATTCTCGCACGTCGCAAATCTAAACCATTCGGCACTGTTGTAGCGGTCGATCCGCAAGCTGAATACCCGGTTAAAGTTCGCATCACTGACGATACAGGGTTTCAAATCCCCTTCACGTTCAACGGTGAACAGTGCGATTACACGTTCTCATTTACTATGAACGGTCATCATGACCATCGTAGCCTTTCACCTGATTTAAAAGTGGTGAACGTATGATTTTAGATTACGCGATTAAAGTGTTAGGTTCCACTAACACTTTGTGGAGTATTCCACCACAACGACTTATTACTGACCGTAAACAACCACATCGTAAAACAGGTATTGCAAAAGCCCGACGCGATGCGAAGAAAAGAAGGAACCGGAAATGAAACGGTTGATTATCTCATTCACGAATAAAACAGGAAAACAACTATGAACTTCTTTAAAAACGCAATTATTTATCGTCTGACTAACCCGATGGTATTAATGGCCCAGTTACCAACACTGGAAGACAGCCTGTGTGCGTTTCAATTCAATCCGTGCGGTTCACAGGATATGGCGCGTACTGGATGGATTCCGGCAACTGAACAACATCATACACTGGTTCACCAGGCTAATGGGCAATATCTGCTGACACTACAGAAACAGGAAAAGATTATTCCTGTTCCGGTCATCAAACAGCATCTGAACGCGCGAATCGCCAAACTGGAAGCTGAACAGGCGCGTAAGCTGAAGAAAACAGAGAAAGATAGCCTGAAAGATGAAGTGTTGCACAGTCTGTTACCACGGGCATTCGTTAAAAACAGTCGTACACAGTTGTGGATTGATATTACTAACGGGTTGATCGTGGTTGATGCGTCCAGTGCTAAACGGGCTGAAGATGCGTTAGCGCTGTTGCGTAAATCCCTGGGTAGTCTGCCTGTAGTCCCACTGACAACTGAAAACCCTGTTGAACTGACAACAACGGAGTGGGTACGTTCAGGAAACGCGCCAGCAGGTTTCATAATGGGTGATTCTGCTGAACTGAAAGCAATCCTGACTGATGGCGGTGTTGCACGCGTTAAAAAACAGGATTTAACCAGTGACGAAATAGCCACGCATATTGAAACCGGGAAAGTCGTTACAAAACTGGCTCTGGATTGGCAGCAGCGGGTAACGTTTACGCTAACTGACAGCATGACGTTAAGCCGTCTGAAGTTCTGCGACGAGTTGCTCGACCAGAACGACGATATTGACCTTGAAGACAGTCTGGCACGATTTGACGCTGATTTTGTACTAATGACAGGTGAACTTCAGGCGCTGATCAAACAACTTATCACTGCTTTGGGTGGGGAGGCGAAACGATGAAAACAGAACAGGAACGTATTATTCAGTGGTTATGCTCTGGTGAAACCGGACTAAGTTCTAAAACGATGGTCTGCATTCACACAGGTAATGAAATGGGTGGCGACTGGGGATTTCGTGCACCACGGGATGTTGCTGATTTCCGTCGTTGTTGGTTCCTGGTTGAAGCTGTACCAGAAATCAGAAACAGTTTTCCATTGATTGCTGAAAAATGTCCGGCGTTTAAAGGAGTGATTGAAAACTGGGACGCTATCAGTGCAGCTTATGAACGTGAACGCGGATCCGGTAAATGTCCTGAAACGTATCGGTTGTTGAAAGAAGCGTTGGGCGAATAATGAACATTAACCCCGGTTAACCCGGGGTTTTTATTTAAAATAATTCTTGACGAATTACAGTAAAACAACCTATAATGACCTCATTGAAACGAACTGTGAGGAACTGAAAAATGGAACTGAAAGTAATCAAACGCGCTAAAGACCTGACACCCGGTGCTTTTAAAATCGGAACCGTTGTTGATCTGGATACTGACGACATGGTTGTTTATCACAAGGGTCTGGAATGGAATGTTCGTAAAACTGACGATGGTTACTACACGATGGGTAACAGTGAAACAGTTTTTGAAGTTGTTGTGTAAAACATCGCCCGGAATTAACCGGGCTTTCTAAAACGCTCTCTGACGAACTTAACACCCCACACTGTACCATCGCACCACCCAACCACCAATCGTCAAAAAGCAAACGGTTTCCGGCGTTATTTGAGTGCCTTCTGATACAGTTGCGCGATATCGTCGATGGTTGCACCTTCAGGAACACTCTGAACCACGTTTCCAACCACACCTGACAATTCCACACGGTCGATACTGTTCCCGGTGATCTTATCCAGTTGTTCAGACGCTTTTGCACGAGTTTTCGGGTCGAACAGTTCACGTGTCACCAGGATGTATCCGCCCAGCATGTAACGTTTGTAGCAAACTACGTACTGTTGCAGATGGCTGGGGATATCGTCGGTACTGTTCACCCACAGGTGTTTCGCTTCCGTGTCGTCTTCACCAGGAACAATGACACGCTGACAATACGGTTCCAGTAATTCTTCAGCCGTGCTTGCCGCTCGTTTCCACCACTCGACACGACTCGTTAACGATTCCCCGACAGACTCAAGCGCATGACTTCCCATCGCGTCCAGATAGTTCAACACCTTCGTATTCGACAGGAGGCGATGTGCGGTAACTTTAGCTGCGTCAGGGTCTTTATGTCCCGGATAAGCGTGTAAGACGCACTGAGCGTTGCTGAAGCCGTTATTGACACGATCTAACCACAGGTTAGCAAAACGGAGTTGATCGGTTGTTAACTCCAGAGCAGCCCTTTTAGCCCGGTCTGAAATTTTCATAAATTTGTCTCCCATAAATTTTAAATTAGTTTCCCACAGATACCCACGGGTTGTCCACACGCCCTGTTTTACAGCTAATACAATGTTAGTATTAAGTTTACAGTTAGTGCACAACATGCACTAATTTTCGACCACATACATAAATAAGTAACCCATAATCACAATCATTTCAAAGACTTGCATAAAAACATAGATTACAATAGGTATCTCCCAGACTTTTATTTTAGCTCTATTTACAGCTAATACACTATATGCACTATCTCTATCTTTCTATACTACTTCTTCTTTATATCTATGTTTTCTATGTTATCTATAAAAAGATAATAAAAAGAATAAGATAGAGAGAGGTTGGTTAAAAAGTAAACATGACGAAATCTATGTTAAGTATAACTTTAATGCACAACATGCATTATATAATTCACAACGTGCATTAGCTGTACCAACATAGATACACAACGTGCACTAACAGCTAATACACAACGTGCATCTTGCACTAGCTGCTAACGCGCGTTATGATTTATCCGTGGTCAAACAAGAAGGGTATGATAATGAAAAAGAACCTTTTAGACGAATTGATAGATTTAAAAGGCGGGGTACAAAATGCTGTTGAATACCTTAATCGTCGAGGTGTTAAGGTGACTGTTGGTCGTTACAACCAATGGTTGAGCGGTAGGTTTCATCCTAAATATGAAACGATCAGTATTATTCTTGAAGAGATTACTGACTTCACACTGTCACCCTTGCCAGTACAACATTCTGACGAAAACATTGTTCTTAAACACACAATACCGGTTACCGAACTGCGTCAGAAATTACCACACAGGCGTTTTGCTAATAACTACTGGCAACGTGTCAGATACGTTGATTCACAGATCCTGGAAGCTGTTCACGGTCACGACGTGTGGACACGGTTTGAGGCGATGTGTGGTAATTTTGAATGCGCAAGATACGTGTTACGCAGAAATTTAAACGAACACACAATTACTGACAGTTGGATTCAGAATGGTTTGCGCCGGGGATGGGTCCCGGAATGTGTAAATGTAATGGCCGATTTGCTTGAAAAATACGAAGGCACCGGGACACCGTTTAACGTGATGGTTTGTGAAGCACCTGTAGCACGAGTGGAACCACCTGTAGCACGAGTGGAACCACCTGTAGCACGAGTGGAACCACCTGTAGCACGAGTGGAACCACCTGTAGTCGATGTCAGCGATTTGAAGGAGAAAATCAGACTGTATGCGTTATCACACAACCCGCATTGCGATGTAGATAATATGCCTGATGATGTTGTTTTGATGATGTATAAAGATATGATGGGTCAATAAAGATAGCGGGGTAGTTAGCCCCGCTTTTTTGTTAGTATTCGTCGCTATCATCCTTGTCATTGTATTCGATAAAATGACCCAATCGTTGTAATTCAGCACCTGCCATGAAATAACCTAGTGCGTCTGCTCTTTCGGAATCATTTTTAAATTCAGAAAGCGGATAACGTTCATAGAATTTATTAATCAAAAGTGCTTGATCGAATTTTGTTGCATCATGATTCTTCATCCGTACACCTCATAGAAAACGTGCGCCACATAGAGCGCACTGATAATTAATATGAACAGGTAGTTATTCACTTTTCAGGCACTCTACGCAAGTGCCGTTGATGAAGTGATGTTTGTGGTTGCTGAGGCTTTCGAATTGCTGGTTGGTGGTGTCACAATCGTCTGCTATTTTGTTCAGTATCCCGTAAGAATGAGAAACCAGCGAATTAAATTCATCATCACTGATTACCGGTACAGGGACAAATCTAATCCCGGCATGTGCAAGACTGTTTGCCATTTCAAGACATTTGCGTATTTCTACAGGCGATGCTTTATTCATAATCACAGATTCCCCATCGCTTTAACCAGCGCGTCGTAGTGTTTGTCAAACGCGGTTAACTGGACGTTCGTTAGTTTGTATTTGGCTTTAAACAATTCACGCTCAACAAGCGCGTATAACTCCTGGTTGCTTGCGTCTGACAGATGAGCAAGCATGAGTTGTTTTTCAGCCAGGTACGTTACAGCAAACTTCGGATCGTGTCGGACAATTGAAGATGTGTTATCCAGCAGATCACACAGTTTTATAGTTTTCACCACAGGTTCAGCCCGTGATAAATGGTCGATATCCCGTGCTTTACGCTTAACACGGTTGCCGTGGTGTGGACGACTCACATCAGTAAGCTGATCAACATAACGTGCCACAGTCTCACCGAACTGCGAACACACATCACCCACGGTCACTGGCGTATCTTCAACGACGTCATGCAGCCAGGCAGCGGTAACCATATCCGGCGTACCACCATAGCGTTTAACCAGTTCAGCAACGTTCCGGCAGTGGTTCACATATGGGTCGTTGGTGTACTTACGAAGTTGATCACCGTGTGCGGCTGTTGCGAATTGTTCAGGTGTCATGATGGTTGTACCTCAAGTTTTATAGCGAATACTTTCACTGGATTATTTCCGAAAAATTCATGATTGATTGTTTTTATTTCATAACCTCGATAGTGCATATTCAGAATCCGTTCGTTGTCATCTTTGCGCGGATAACCACGAGTGATGATTAACCTGTCATAGGTTCGGTTAATTAAACGTTTTTCCAGTAGTCATTGAACAAACGGTATTCTTCGGTTTTTTTCACCATTTTTAATCTGGTCAAAGTATTTACCATTAACGGCAAGTTGAAGTTTAGTGCTCATATTCAATACCCTTTTAATTTTCTACACTCAGGACAGCGCCATCTACCTTTTTGGTAAACTCGCGTATGACCACGTTTACATTTATTGGTTACCAGTGATATACCGAGACGTGACGCTTTAATGTGCACCGCTTCAACGTCCCGGCGAAGGTGATACGCTATTTCGTCCGCACTGATCTTTCCTGCATTAATTTTTAATAACGCCAGATCTCGTGCGGACCACTTCAAACCGTTACGAGGGAACCTGTTAGTCTGATACTCATACACGAACTCACCTTTTACGAAGCTGTATGGCAAATTCACGGATAGTGTCATCAAGGTCTGGACATAACAGATTGTCAGCAAACATCTCTACCCCCTGTGCCCGTACTTCAGCCAGAAAAGCATCGGTGGCTGGGGTTTTGCAGGACGTTTGAATTGTCTCCTCTGTGTATAAAACACCCGTTCGATTGGCGGTATACATGATGTGCTGATTTCACAGCCTCAACTTCAGCAGCCAGCGCCGCACATTTATTTTCAAGTTCACCAAATTTGCGTACCAGATATTCAGCGTTTGTTTCGTTAACTTTCAGATCACCCGGGACACATTTACCACGAAGAAAACCTTCCATTTCGTACACAGTCATTTAACGCACCTCGACATCAATCATTAAATCTTCTGGTACTGTCACCACAACGCGGTCGTTTTCGTAAAATGGTGATAGCGGTTCCTCTTCCGGTTGTAAGCGAATGGTAAGTGTTGCCCCGTGGTAATTGATATAGCGTACCCAGTACCATTCGTTAAATACTTCAATCTTGTCACCTGGTTTAATATCACGGGCAACGGTTGGATTCATCAGTCGGATAGTCATTTCTTTTTACTCCCGGTTAGTTTGGCAATCCAACGATTTTCATTAACGCTGGGGAAACTATTATTGAATTTACACTGATGTTCTTCTTCTTTTGTCAACGGTTTAAATTTAGAACGACAGGTCAATGTACCGTAAATTGATGTTAAGTTGTCTGACATAGTTTTCATAACTGGTGCTCCTTCAGTGCTTTTAACGCTTCGAACTGTTCAGCGGTAAGTTCAACCAGTACTTTACCACCTTCCGAACGGGTTACAGACCGTTCACCACGGATTGCTTCCACTGCAGACCGTACCAGTTTAGCAGGTGGACGACGCGTTACTACTGGTTCTTTATCACCTGCTTTAAACTGGCGAATGGCTGCTGATGCGCTGATTTCACCGTTCTGAATACGACGTTTAAGTTCCAGCGGCATATCAAGAATATTCAGTTGTTCGTAAACGTGTTGGACGGTTTTACCGACCTGTGTAGCGATCTGCTCAACACTCATACCATATGAACGGAAACGACCGTAAATAACAGCACGTTCAACGGGTGACCACGGTTTACCCTCATTACCTTTTAACAGTGTCAGGGTCTGTTGTAGTTCGTCACCGGACGATTCAACAACGTCTACTGTCAGAATCGGCGTCCCGGCCTCAATAGCTGCCAATACGCCACGTAAACGATGCTCACCATCCTGAACATAAGGAACACCATCAACAACCTGTACCACGATCGGTGGAACGAAATCGCCGTTGGTATAAGCCTGACGAAAGTTTTCAATGTGTGCCAGTGCTGCTTCAGTTTCCCAGTAGTTGTCGGTAAATACACCGCGTGGGTTATGTCCTGGACGAATCTTGATAATACGCGGATCAATGCGATATGCGTTACCACGTTTTACGTTGGTTTTATCGGTATCAGATAGCTTGCGAAGGGAGTTAATGTTAGCCATTTGTGTTTAGCCTCATGTGTGTTAACTGAGGCTAATTATCGGGTGGGGTTGGTAATCTGTCAAGAATTATTTTGAACTATCAGAGGGTAGATTTCGAACCAGAATACCACGGGGCGTTCAATCACTTGAAGCAGTCCGAAACGTTCAGCCGTGCGAAAATTAACGCTGTATGACCTAGCGCGGTTTACTTGTTCACCGATTTGTTTACGGAATTGTTCCAGCGTATACGTAGTTTTAAACAGATTACAAGGTGCACAAGCTGGGTACAGATTTTCAAGAACATCATTATGTTCCCGATAATGTTCTCCGGTTGCTTTTAGTTTCCATAAACCTTTTTTAGCCGCGTCCATATCCTGTTCAAGTTTACGATAAACAGCCTGAACATGGTCCGCGTGCCAGCCTTTTTCCGGCAACAACTGACCACAGTAAGCACAATACCCGCCGAATTTCATACGCAGTTCCTGACGCTGTTTTTTAGACAGTTTCACGAGTAAGGCACCCACACAGTTAAACCAGCTTTCAACATGCGACGGTGCATATCAGCAGTACCACGCCCACCGGGGAACACAACACCGTATGTAGGCCGTGGTTCACCCTCTAACATTGCCTGATTACGTTGATGACCTGCAACAGCGTTATAAGGCCCGTGCTTGCCCTGTTTTACAACTGCACCTGGTACAGTCAGATCGTCCCACGCTGCCGGACAACTACGCACAGGAATACCGTGTAATTGCGCCCATTGCTTACACAGGTTATCAACACCTAACGCACCACCTTCAATTAGTTCGGTAATGGGGAATTGTTTGTGAAGTAGTCCTAACGCGGAAAATACTGCTGTTCTGTCGTTGAAGTCACGACCACCTGTAACGACTATTATCATTGTTTATTAGCCTCAAATACAGCGCGAGCAAAACCACGCGGGGTTAATGAACGTAACTGTTTAGTTGTTTCAGATTTACCACCCAGATATTTCCAGCCCCAGAAAAAGCCGATGTTAATCGGTCCGGGACGTTTTTCAGGCATTCTGAAACCGTTACCGAACCACAGACACGTTTTCTTCGTGTATCCGTCAAACATCGGCATTTTAGGGTGAAAAGGTTTATCATCTGTTGTCATATAACCGCCATATTCCCACGGGTGAAAATAAGCATCAGGTGTCCCCATCATTTCAGGACGCGATAAAGCACCGACAGGGTTTTCGACCATCCAGGGTACGTTATAACGTTCTCCGAGTTCACGGATCAGTTTTGCGTTTGCCAGTGCATACTGTAGTTCAGCGTCATCCCGGTCATGTTGCGAACCGCTTTGAGCAAACAGGGTGCAATCCGGAAAACCAAAAATAATTGACGGTAAAGGTGTTCCCAGTATTTCCTGCTTAATTGCAAATTGTGGGTCAATCCACTGATTAACGTAATGAAGATTTGGGTGTTGCATTTTGATTTTATATTCCCCGTGATTACCGGAATCAGCATTAAAGCAATAAACCTGATAGCCAGCCTTAGCCCACGGTAAGCCCATAATCCCGGAACCATCGAATAATGACCAGACAATTTTCATCCTTCTGTTTCCTCTACGATCCGCGTGATTTTAACAGGCGCAATTGTTACTTTTCTGCAATTGAAACCCTGATCGCGAAGTGCTTTAAGTGCAACACCAGCCATGTAAGTTGAACTGAACAGAGTAGCTTCACTGATATCAACCCAGGTAATCCGGGTATCAATATGTGCATAACGGTCTTCTTTTTTGATCACAGCACCGAATTCAGTCATGATCGTTTTTCACTCCCCACATGCAAGCGCCAATTGATGCCGCAGCCGCTAATAATCCAAGACCAGCCAGAAACCACCACGGAGTTTCCGCATGATTACCACGGGTCATTAGTCCGACAATGCAAGACGCTAGTGTTACGGACACAAGGAACACGATAACAGTGATTAAACGGTCAAATATGTTTTTCATGGTTTTTTGTACCCCGTGTTAAACTTTTCTATTGCTTCTTCTTTAGTTGCTGAAATACAAATACCAATGCCGTTATCTAATAAGAAAGACCAGTAGTTTTCACCGTACTTTTTAATCATTTCTGGATGTAAAGATTTTCTTTTGATAAGTGTTGGATTGTGTGACTCAACAAAAGAATATAAGTCTTCGCCTTGTAAGTTTTCAAAGTCTGTTAATTTAGATGGTTTCATGGTTTTTCTTCCAGTTCCATTCGCGACGTGCAGCCGCTGATGTTGTTTGATAAGTGTGACCGCAGTTTTTACAATGACAGGTGTACACGTTTCCATTTTCACCAGTAACTTCAACGTTTTCCCAGTTGCGTGTACCAAACCCTAATAAATAATCACGTAGGTTTCGCTCATAACACTTACTGCAGCGTAATGAACGAGTTCGACGACATGATCCACGACCACCCATTATTAGTTCACCTTAGCCCATACAAGTTTATGAATAGATGTTCTGTATTTTCTCGCGGTAATATTAAAATCATGACCCTCGTGATAAATACTTTCGTGTTTCTTGAAGCTGTTAGCAATTAACGTGAAAGGTAATAGTTGCTTCAGACGATAAAAATAAAACCGTGTTCCATTAGGACACTGTGAAAGTCTCATTAATCGGTAGCGTGGTTTCATAACAATCACTCCTTGTTCACTTGATGTACAGACTATAGCGCACATATCTGTAATTCGTCAAGAATTATTTTACACATCCTTGTGCAATGACTAACCGTTACTCGCAGGTGGGAAAGGCACTACATTAGCTGTTGATTGAAAATGGAGAAGACGAATACCCCTGAAACCGTTTAATCGTACGTTATTTATATTAACAACGTCTTTTTTCACTTTACCACGAAGGGTGGATTTAAACGCCCGACTAAATGCAGTTTTAGTCATTGCTGGACCACCTTCCTGTGTTTTCCAAAGACGATAACGACCATAGAGTTCTTCAGTATGTACCTCACCATCAGATACCAATTCGCAACAATCTCTGATAAAACTTCTAAGTGGTGATTGTTGATCCATAATTTCCTGACGTTCTTCCAGACTTGCTTTTGGTTCAGTAAACCGTCCGTTTGCACGTAACCGTTGTAAACCTTCAATCGCCCAGTTACAGATCCCCGGTAGTTCTTTCATCAGTCGTGCTTCCAGAGTGGTATCTTCACGACCCAGGAACGAAATGTTGAATGGCAGGATCAGCAAACGGTTAGCCATTGCACCTGAATCATCAGCAAATGCCGGTATGTTGTTAGCAGCCAGTGTCATACGTCCCGGTAAACGACCGTTCCACGCACCTTTATACTTACGATTAACCGGAATCGCATCACAACCTGTAATAGATTTGAAACGGTCCAGAATTCGGTTGCGATCAGGCCCGGACACACTGTGAGCATCACCAATAAACAGCACAGATTTATCCAGCACAGTTTCAAGTACCGCATCACTGGCTAAACCCTCTAGTGTGATCCCTGCATACGCTTCATCACCTACCAGTGCCTGAATGATGCGACCAATCGTACCTTTACCGGAACGTGGTGCACCAATCAACAGCATCGCTTTCTGATAGTCATACGAGTTGACAAGCATGTAACCCAGCCATTCCTGCAACAATGCAATACGTTCCTGATCACCTTCCAGAGTTGTATTTAAAAACTGTTCAAACGCTGGTGCACGGGCAAACGGATCATAGCTATATGGTAAAATACTGGTCGTAAAGAAATCCGGGTTATGTGCGTCACATTTACCAGTATGTACATCCAGTATCCCGTTCTGGCAAACAATATAGTGTGATACATCAACGCCGGGCCATGTTCCAAGCTCACGATCAGCCCGTGTGAATAAATACGACAATACCTTGTACGTACCATTAATCATGTCGGCTTTTGGTTCGCTGGCAAGCATTGCCATAGATATCTGATGTTTCAGTTCATCTTCACTGACACGTTCCCACACACGACCATTGAACCGGTACGGCTGTTGCTGGACGAAAATCAATGTGTTGTTCGGATAATAGTTATTAACGAACGTGGATGCGTTAACCGTGTGGTTTGAACCATATGCACCTTCACCGGGTTTCACACTCATGTACGCAGGTGTTCCACCATTAGGAACGACGGTAGGCGCTGGTGTGACTGCTTTCATCAGTTCTGGTGTCATTGTCGGTTGACTACGATACACAGCATCACAACGTTCCACAGCGCCCAGAATCGTGTTTTCACGGTAATCCTGACGATCTGTCCATTTACCACGAACCAGCCCGGAACGGTTAAACAATCGTTCAATACGTTCGCAATCTTTCCCGGTCCAGAACGCAAGGTGTGAACACAGGGCAGCATCTGCTGCTGATGCGTTGTAGTCTTTCCCCTGGTCACTAGGATATGACACAGACAGGCGTTCAACGTTTGCATTCCACAGATCCGCAAATGACGCTTTATTGCCAAATACTGAAGCAGCACTGGACGAATTTAACGCCATTTTAATCAGTTCATCGTCGTCTGTCGGTCCTGACCAGTCATCACAAGGTGCTGTTGTCCAGCGTGCGGAACGGTCTGAACGGATACGACCATACCGGGCAATAGAATCATGAATACCCTGGGTATAATCAATATCAACATCACCATTACCCGTGAGCGTCATCGCGACGAAACGATCACGCCAGTACATTTCCAGCCCGGTTTTCTGGTCGTTCAGACTGTTAAAACCTTCCGGTATGCTGGTATAAGCACAGATGATATGCAAACCTGTTCCTGACTGACTGACTTCGGTGTACGCGTTTGGAAAACGGTTTACGAATTCATGCGCCAGTGGTGACCACGTAGCTGTTGCCTGGTCTATCAGACAGTTATCAACATCAATAAAGAAGTACGGATCGTTTTCTGTGAATACAAAACCAACACCAGACATACCGTACATTTGTGCCATACCTAACGCGGTGTGATAGTCAGACCAGTCGTTAGGGTTAGTGGTACTGGCTTTATAACCATGTACCGGACTGTATGGTACTTTCGTTGGTTTTTGACGATCGGCGACTGTCTCAAGTCGCCACATGACCCACTGTTTACGGTTCAGTAACCCTTTCATAATTTACGCTCCGAACTGACGTTCAGCAGCCATCAGTTTGACCAGGTTGATAGCAGATCGCCCGGTAAGCAGATTACGTTTAACATGAATTTCAGTAACGTTCAGACGTTTAGCAACAGCCTCAATACCGTGGTTATTAATCAGTTTTTGTAGACGTGATACGCGCTGGTTTGTTTTTTTAACGTCATCAAAATCAGAAACAATTTCAGACGTTATTGATTCACGTTTTTGTTTGTATTCAGGACTTACAATTGTTGCGATTAAAGATTTTTTATTCATTGTTTAATCCATTTTTCAAATTGTGAAGGATGAGTGATGAAACGAAATTCACCACCTGCGTTTTCAACAATCGCACCGAAAGTGGCCTGTGCTTGTGCATGTCTGTCACTCTGGGTCATGTGCCAGTCAGGGCGTTTCATTTCGGCAGCAATAAAGACGCCAACTTTCGAACCGATCATATCCGGTGTAACGATTTTGGTTTTAATGCCGATGTAGTCGCTTGACTTCATAACAGCGTTGATTTTCGCACTGGTATTGCCAAGACCATAACGAACCATCATTCCTTTTTCGTTTTTCAGAGCACCTGAGTTATTACGCCAGATACGTTGCCCTGCACGTGCCGCAATAAGTTCACATTCTTTACTGGTGGCGCTTTCACTTACACCGTCTTCGTGTGGTGTTCCGTCAGGCTGATAAAGAGCGTATAACTCGTACAACGCCATCTGACTAACACCGTGACGAATCGCCCATTGTTCAAGCGTTGTCATTACAGTTCCTTACGTTTAAAATATTTCTATGCAGATTACCATCAGATTAATGAACTTGCAACCCTTGCGGCGAGTTCATTAGCTTCACGAGTACGTAACCCCTGAGCGCTAAGTACATCAACACCAAACACCCTGTAAAACATCTTGTAAGCGTCATCAACGGGTATACCTTTATCACGCTGAATACCGGCCCATGTGGTAATCATGCTACGTAATTTACGTTGTGCATCGTTCATTGCCTGAATGTTTTTCATTGCACTGTAAGCTGCAACAGGGGGTGCACCAGCGTTTAACATTTGTTCTTTTACCGCAACAGGGTCACGGTCGATTATCACAACTGCCCTGCGTAATTCTTCCAGTTCTTCAGGTGTCAGTTCACGTAAATTACCTTCTACACGATCCGGGCCTGAGCGTTCGGCTTTTTCAGGAACATGACCACAATACGGGCAGCACGGCAGACCAGACGGATAAGGCTTCAGACACGGTGGAATACCGTTATCAGGATCACCCTTGTTTGTACACGTTGTGTTACTGTTCCCACTGCTGTTTGATGAACGACGGTCACGGTCATCTAAAGACCAGTTGTAGTGCTGATCGGGAAGTGGAAAACCACGGGCCAGAAATCGACGAACATTACCGACTTTATCAATAATCAGTGCTTTTTTACCGGGTTTGAAACGCAACGGTCGGCCCATTTGTTGTACAAACAAAGAGTAAGATTCTGTTGGACGGTCCATTACAGCACATTCCATCGCCGGGCAATCGTACCCTTCACCGAATAAATCGTTGTTACATAGCACGAGTGTTTTACGTCGTTCAAAACGTTCCAGAATATCCGCTCGTTCCTGATTGCTGTTTCGTGAGCTGATCGCCTCTGCAGGAATGCCAGCATCGCGAAATTCTTTTGCCAGTGCTTCAGCAGAATCTACGTCACACGTAAAAACAACAGTGAGTAAGCCATCTGCATATGTTTTCCACGTACTGACGGTATCACCAACGATGTTTGAATCTTCCATCGCTTTTTTTAACGCAGAGGGTTTGTAATCACCCGTAGTATGGGAAATCATTTCTACAGTTAATTCCAGGTCTGTTTCAGCCATAATCAGGCGATAATCAGCCAGGTGTTGTTGACTGATTAACTCACGCATTGACGGACCAATGATCATCTGATCTGCGTAACCTGACGCATGACGACCCAAGCCTTTACCGTCAGCACGGATCGGTGTAGCTGTAACACCCAGACCTTTAGCGTTAGGGAATTTTTCCCGGCAGTCTCCCCACTGTGTGCCACGCACCAGGTGATGCGCTTCGTCGCTGAACACAAGAGACACGTCGTTGTACCATCGTTCGTACTGTTTTGTTCTTAACGTTTGTGAACTGGTAATAACGATGTCAGCACCGGGGGAATAGGTACTGTAACCAAGCGTTTTCATCTGCTGATTAGTTGCAAACTTAACAGTATCTTTTTGCGCTATAAATCTGTGTGGTAATCCCTGGCGAGCAACAGCCATTGCGATTTGACTAACCAGTTCTTTACGGTGTGCCTGGATGACTTTTACACCGTCTCTTGTTTTTACCAGTTCAGACATACAGAACGTTTTTCCTGCCCCCGTGGGAAGCACAAGAATCACGTCGTCAGCACCGCTTGACCATGCCTGACATACGTTATTGATAGCTTCAGTCTGATAATAACGAGCTTTCATTTTCTACCCTGTAATATCGAATCGTGAAAAAAGTTTAAAATAGTTCTTGACGCATTGCAACTTATTCCTCTAACATCTGCATCAACGAAAGGTGAGTGTAAAATAATTCTTGACAGATTACACAACACCTTTTAAAGTTAGCGACAACCAAACAACAAGAGGAAAACGTAATGTTCGAAGTTAAATTACTTGTAACTGCTCCGGGTCTGGAAACTGCGATCAACAATCTGGCAAACGCTATTGCGACTGGTGCTGCACCACTCATGACTGCTCAGGGTGATGGTATCACTAAAGAAACCGTGACTGTCGTTGCTGAATCATTGCCTGTTGTATCTGCACCAACTGAAGATGTTGACGATAATGAAACCAGCACTGAAGAGTTCGACAAATGGGGTTTGCGTCATGATCCGCGTATCCACACTGACAGTAAATCCCTGAACAAAGGTGATGGTCTGTGGCGTCAAAAGAAAAAACTGGATGAAGCGTTTGTTGACGGTGTTAAACGTGAACTTATCGCTGAAGCAGTTGAAGCAGGGCGTTATACTGGACCTGCAGAACTTGCACCGGGTTATGTAGCACCTGTTGATCCTGCTCCAGCGGTTCCTGCCGCTCCGGTAGCTCCAGTTGTACCAGCAGCACCGGCTGCACCAGTCGAGCAACCTGTAATCACGGATCCGGCTAAAGTTTATAACACCCAGGTTCTTCAGTCAGCACTAATGCAGATGTTTGGACAAATTACGGGCGACCGTGCCGCGCCATTAAGTCAGCGAATCATGGGACTGTATGAAACTCAGAATGTAATGCAGATTGATGACCCGGTGAAACTGAAATCTATCATCGAACTGATTGAACGTATTAACGCTGCCCCTGCTGATGCTGAAAATATTGTCGGTCAGGCTGAGTCTGTTAAACAAATGGGTGGGGCATTCTGATGACCAGTCACGCTACCTTTAGTGCCAGTGGATCAAAACGTTGGTTAGCTTGTCCGGGTAGCGTTCAACTGTCACAGCGGATTGATTATGTAGAACCATCATCACCCAGTGCTGAAGAAGGTACAGCCGGACACTGGGTGTTAGAACAGAAGATTAAAGGCAAACCGCCATTAATGCCGTGTCTTGCTCCTAACGGTGTTCAGGTTACTGAAGACATGCATATTTACGCGGATGACTTTATAGCAGATGTTCTTTCAGTTGGTGCGAAACTTGATCCGCTGTTTTCAGAAGTTCGCATTCACATTGACTGGTTGTTACCAGGTCAGTACGGAACCTGTGATTATCGCTGGTATGATTTTAATACTGATACGCTTTATGTATGGGATTATAAATATGGTCATGTTGCAGTTGACGCAGTTGATAACTCACAGGGGGTCTATTATGCACTGGACCAACGTTGCATCGACACCGTTAAGCGCGTTGTGTTCACAATTGTTCAGCCACGGGCTTATCACCCACTCGGACCTGTAAGACGATGGGAGTTTAACCGGGCAACATTGATGGAATGGGCTGAACGATTTAAACACGGGTTTAACGAAGCACATAAACCAGACGCACCTTTAAATGTTGGTAGTCATTGTCATTACTGCCCGGCGCGTGGTATGTGTCCGGCAATGTATGAGAGGGTTTTAGAATTGGCTACTGTTCTTGACGCACCACCATCACTTACGCCAGAAGAAGTAGCGCGTCGTCTGGCACTTCTTGAAGAACTGTATACGCGTTCTTCTGAAGCAAAAACAGCGTTACATACTCAGGGGTTACATTTTGTTCGCATGGGTAAGGCTTTACCGGGTTTTAAACTTGCAACAAAACAAACCCGACGTCAGCTTACGGACGAAGGAAAACTGATCGGTGCTGCACCAATGTTTGGTGTAAACCCTGAAACATTGTACGAACGTAAATTAAAACCATTGTCAACACTGGAAAAATCACTGCCTCCGGCACTTGTTGACATGTGTACGACAAAACCAGAAGGTCAGCCAGTTTTAGTACCTGACAGTGACCCGCGTAAAGGTCACAGCACACTGGCAGAATCTGTTTTTAATAAACCCGTGACGATGCCGACTGGCGCACGTCCACTTTAAAAGAAGGTTAATAACATGGCACAGAAAGAATCTTTTGTAACTCCGGTTGGTCGTCTGGTTGGCGGTTCTTTTTTCGATATCAACACTCATGACCACGAAAATAAACCGTTAGCACCTGAAAAACACAACTGGTGGGTTGGTCTGGCGTTTCCTAAAACAGCGGCGAACTGGTGGGAAGAACAAGGTGAACTGGGTGCGGTATTCCAGGCCATCATGCGAGCGGCTAACTCACACTATGTAAACGGTGAACCACAACAACCTACTTTCGCATGGAAAATTATTAACGGTGACGATCCGAAACATGCCAGTAAAACTGGTTATCCTGGTCACTGGGTAATTGGTTTCTCACGCAACGTGGCTATTGACGCGTGTCCGGTTTATAACGCAGCGTACCAGCCAGTTATTGATAAAAATCTGGCGAAAAAAGGTTATTACTACCGTATCAGCGGATCATCTGTTGCAAACGGTCGTACAGGTAATCAGGCTGGCGTGTATATCAACATGGAAATGGCACAATTGCTTTATGCAGGTGAAGAAATCATTTCCGGTCCGGCTCCTGCCTCTGTGTTCGGTGCGGCTCCTGCAATGCCTGAAGGTGCACGTCCGATCGGCGTAACACCAGCGGCAGCACCTGTAGCAGCGCCTACACCAGCGGCAGCACCTGTAGCAGCGCCTACACCAGCGGCAGCACCTG